AGTTGATCGACACTAAGTTCATCACTGGTAATGGTCAGGAGTTGACTCTTGGTGGTCAGTTCACAACTTACAAGATGACTAATGGTATTGAGCTTACTCTTAAGAAGTGTGCTCTCTTTGATAATATGGAAATGTTCCGTCAGTTACATCCATTGTCAGGTAAGCCATTGATGTCTTACACATTCTTGTTCCTCGATCTTGGTATGCGTGATGGCCAGGCAAACATCGTTAAGGTTTGTCGTAAGGGTCGTGAGTTCGTACAGTGGTGTACTGGTGGTTCTGTACTTCCATCTGGTTACGGTAACTCAATTAACACACTTCGTTCTAATAGCCGCGATGGTTATCAGGTACACTTCCTCGGTGAAGAGGGTATTATGGTACGTAACCCACTTGCATGTGGTGTACTTTACTGCGATGCTGACGATTCAGAGTACAAGCAGGCGTAATTAAAATAAATGAATCTATATAATATATATTAGGGTATATCGCTTAATTGAGTTATGCCTTAACATATATCATATATGGAGAACTAATTAAATATATTATGGTAGTTGAATTAAGAATTAAGAAAAAGAATCCATGGGCTGGCTTGTTGAAGTACAGCAGATGTTTTGACTATATCGCCCCTTATTTTACAAGGTCTGGCTCGATATACACTGGACTTACTCCAGAAGATGAAAAATATTTTGAAAAAGCTTTAGGTTACGATGAAGGCCATTTATCACGAACAAGTGATTTCTGGACTACATTCTGTGTAAAGATTGGCGCTAAGCCATTATTGTTAGATAACTCTATTCCTCGTTAGGCTATGATTATTAAGTTCCTTGAGGGTCATAAGAGGGTTGCTACATCACTTGATAAGCTTGATGCTGGTAAAGATTATATCTTGATTAACCGTTAGGCTGAGGCTGTTGAGCAGAATAAGCTTAATAAGTTACGTAGAGATGCTATTCGTGAGTTTGATAAGTTATCACTTGATAACATGCGTAAGTGTCTTAGATTGTTTGGTGTTAAGTCAGATGATCTTTCTAACGAACTTGTAGAATCTACATTGTTTACAATGGTTGATAAGAATCCTAAGAAGTTCTTTGACAAGTGGGTTGACAATAAATCAAAGGATACTGAGTTTATTATTGAAGAAGCAGTTGCTAAAGGTGTTATTCGTAAGGATAAGACAAATTATTATTATGGAACTGATTTGATTGCTACTTCTTTACAAGAAGCTATAGCATACTTAGATAATAAGAAAAATCAAGACTTGAAGCTTGTTATTATAAACGAAACAAATAATAAGTAATTAAAATTAAACGACGTATGACGCACGCAGATATATACGAAAAGTTTATGATCGAATATGACAAGGAGAATGTCACCACGTCATATCCGTCGTTAACTGAATACGAGATTGCTACATTGCTCGACAAAGCCTACTTAGCTTTAATAGCTCAAAAATTTACAGGAAACAATATGAGGAGAGTGCCGTTTGAGGGTGATGAAAAAGCAGTTGAGGATTTACAGCCTTTGGTATAGGAAGGTGTTATAACTATTGATAAACGTAATAATACTAACCTTGATTTAATGACTCATGAATTTGATAAAAACGAAGTGATGTATATAATACATGCTATGATTCGTTTAGATGATAGATTTGAACCTGCAAAACAAATATAGTCCAAATATATATATAAATTTACATAGAATATATATAATGATCCATGGTCAAGAAGTGCAATGTACTGTGTATAGGATAATAAAATAGTATTAGTATTAGGCGAACTTATTAAAGAAGCCAATGATAGAGATTTAGATTTGAGCTTTATATATACCTATATAAGATACCCATAGAAGTTTACAGATAAGATAAACAAGTTGTCACAATAGATAAATATAGAGTTTGAATTATCAGATAGTATGGCTGAAGAATTGATTAACCTTGCTTTAGTTATGAGTACAGAGATTGTTGAATCTCCAAGAATGCAAACTAAAGCACAATTAAGAGGATTAGAATCATGAAGCGTTATGAAACAGTTATGCTCGGAATTGAATTTGAGCGTAGGCTTATTGAAATAGATCCTTCATTTGAGGTTGAGAATAAGCCAGATACAAAAACTATTTATGCATTTCTTAGTGAGTATGCAAAATAGTATTTCGATGATATTATAAAGCAATTAATAATTACTAAAGATAGAGATGTTGCTGCATTGCTATAGGATAAAATAAAAGACCTTATAAGAGAAGGAGTAGCTCATAGAGAACATGGTAGTTATATATCAAAACAATCAAACTCTGTTACATTTGAATTTCCAGAAGATTATTATATGTATATAAGAAGTTATTCTAATTGTCTTTCTACATATAAATTTAGAGAAAATGGTTAGAATCTTACTGGAGATGAATAGAATTTAAAGACAGTAACTATTGAGAATAATGTGTTTTCTGAGTATAAGGATTCTGAGAAGATTAACAATGATTTCAATGATGGTTTTATTTTAAGGAATCCATTAGTTCTTTTTGAAAATAAAAAACACACAGGTGGAGACTTTCTTACTATAATAAAAGATAAATATACTGTTATAAAAGATGTAACTGTTATTTATTATAAAAAGTTAGATGATTTCTCTATACTACAATACGGAAATAATTGTGAACTATCGTCATCTTGCTTTTGGGATATAGTAAAAGGTGCTGTTGATTTATATATTTATAGATATAAGTTTGGCGCAACATTAGAAAGTTTAAAGAGAAAGGCTAAGTCTTAGCTATAGGATCAGTAGAATAATGCAAGACAACAATAGTAGGAGGATGATCAATGAAATATATAGATATACTTGAAGCTTTTGAAACAGAGATAGGTGTTATTAATCAAGTTGAGAAACCTCTTACATCTGATTCTTTGTTTTGGCTAAATTAGGCTGTAGATAAATTTGTTAAATTAAGATTTAACACAGATCAAGTTCATAGAACATCATATGAACAAAATGAGAAGCGTAGGAATGATTTGATCAATCTATATAAAACTACAAAATACACATAGTTCGTTATAGATGATAATAACCCAAAGTATGATAAATATACTGTAGAGAACTACCCAGATGATTTTCTATTTGCATTAAATGAAGATGCTATTATAACTAATAATAAAGGAGGTAATCCTTATAGTACGAGTATCTTTGAATGTACATCTGACAGTTTTATGTATAGGGTTACAAATAGCCTTACAGATTTTCATTATAAGTATGGTGAAGCAAGACCTTTAAGAGTCTGCACAGATAAAGGTTGTTATCTACTTACAGATAAGAACTACAAGATAAAAGAGTATGTATTAGGTTATTTACGTACTCCTAACAAAATAACATTATCAAATCCGTTTGAAGAATATACGGATTTTGATAACATAACAATTCCAGAGATTATTAAAATAGCTGCATAGATGTACCTTGAGAATACTGGTAATCCTCGCTATAAGAGTATAACTCAGGAGGTTATGACACAAGAATAATTTTAACGTGGAAAGCCTTTGCTATTAAATTAGCGTGTGAGGTGAGTAGAAAAAATTAATAAAATATAAAGATATGATTACATTTGTAAATGACGTTTTTGTAAGTAACGAAGACGCAGTATTGTACACTGGTGAGATCAGCGATCTCGCAAAAGATAAGAAGTCAGAAATTGAGAATGTTGGTAAGATTGTAATTGTTGACATGGCAAAGCCTGCTACAGCAGTAGCAACTGGTCTAGCAACAGCTACAGCTATCAAGATTGGTAAGATCACAAGCGCTGTGTCTACAATCATTGGTCGTGATGGTAGTGTTAAGTACACTCCAGTAATCGACTGGTCTAACCCAATTCAGAAGAGCGCTGTTAAGAGTGCTGAGTTTACAGATCATGCAGATGATACTCAGGAAAAGATTGAGGTTAACTTTGCAAAAATTCAGGATCCAGTTAAGACTAAGATTGCAGCTGGTGGCCACAGCGTTGTATTCCGTATTATCTACAAGGATATGAATACACGTTTCCGTAAGTGGACTGAGTCTTATGAATATGTAACTAAGGTAGATGATACTCCTGAGAAGGTAGCTGAAGGTATTGCAGCTCTTATCAAGAAGGATTACAAAAGAGCAAGAGTTAGCGTAGCAGTTGCTGCTGGCAAGATTACTCTTGAAGCTCTTCCTTATGATGATGACGATTCAGTTCCAGCATTAAGTCCTGCAGCTACTGTACGTTTTGCAGTTTCTACATGGATTTCATTTAACGACGAAGCTGGCATCGTGGGTATTGGTTATAGCCATAAGTTCCCATTGCCAGGTATTGTTGTTAATAAGACTCCTGGTAAGATCTATACAGCTTCTCCTAAGTATGTACGTGATCGTGAAGAGTCAGCTATGGGTTACAATGGTATCATCAACCGTGGTTTCGAGGATTATCGTCAGTTCGATCTTCCTAAGATGGATACTAAACTCAATGGTAAGTATGATGCAATTACAATCTTGTTCGAGAACATGTATCGTACAGCTGATGATCTCCATAGACTTACAAAGCAGTCAATTGAGATTTATCCTAAGAAGGGTCAGGGCGCAGCTCTTAAGACAGCTCTTACTCCATTCTTGGCATAATAATTAATATTAAAAACAACTAAGCTGGGGTTGGGCATACAGCCCGATCTCAGCTTTTTTATTTTATATAAATATGAAACAAGTAATAATGGGAACTGACATACGTCTATAGTTTACATTAGATGAGTTATCTGATTATGATGCTACATCTATTAAGTAGCTTAGATGTTATGTTATTAGAAAAGAAGACATCCAGTATATAGACTTAGATAATTATGGTTATCCTTAGTATTATAGTCCAACTGATTATGATTTAGTATATACAAGATGTCATATGTATAATTGGCTTCCATATAATCAAGAGGTGTATACATCAGGTATGTTTGGACCAATTGATGATTACAGATATTTTCCAGCATACAATGGTTTTGGTGTAAGGTCAAAATAGTTTAAGATTGTTCCAGATAAATATCTTGCACCATCAAGAGTTATAAGTGGATCTAAGTAGATTGAGATGTACTTTCCAGCTGCAGATCAAAGAAGTTTTGGTGAGTATATTGTATTAATTGTTATTACAGTATACAAACCAGGATGGGGCTCTAATAATCTTAGAACATTCACAATTAACAAAGGTGTTCAGTTTGAGATTGTTGATGAATATAAAAACAAAGAAGAAGAAGATCTTCAGCTTGGAGAAACTGTAGAATACGATGGATATAAATTTGAAAGTAAAAAAGTTTTAGCTAAGTATAAACGTGAAGCACCAAATGATTATCATAAAGTGGTAGAAATCTACAAATCAAAAATAGATGATTAGCGTTATGAATAGACGGTGAAAGAAGTTAAACTTTTTTAGTTTGGTAATATTTATAGTTTTGTAACACACCCAGATACAAATACAGATGTAACTGTATGGTTAAATGGGGAAAATGTTACAGAGAAATATACTAATAGAGATGGAATCTGTTCTTTTACCGTCACTGGTGATGGATATAAAATTATAACAATGAGCATTAATCACAAAACTGATTATTTTGGTGATTTTTGATTAAAATAATATATATTATAGTTAATTTATAAACTATGAAACTTGAATTAACTCGTATTGCTTTACGTGATACATACACTATAGGTAAACTATATGTAGATGGTGTATACTTTTGTGATACATTAGAAGATAAGGTAAGAGATATTAACAAAAACGGTATTTTTGATAACGGAGAAACTAAGGTGCATGGAAGAACCGCAATCCCATATGGTAAATATGAGGTTGTGTGGGCTTATTCCCCAAGATTCAAAAGATACACTCCAAGGTTATTAAATATTAAATCATTTGCTGGAGTATTGATTCACGCTGGTAACTCACATGAAGATACTGATGGGTGTATTCTCTTAGGGTAGAATAAGGTTACAGGAAAAGTTATAAACTCAAAAGAGTTCGTTAATAAGTTATACCCGATTATAAAAAATGCTTGTCAAAAAGGAAAAGTGGAGATTGAAATAAAATGACAAGACATAATAAAGATATAGTACAGTATACGTCAGCAAGTTTATCAATTTTAAGTGGTATAAGCCTGGCGTTTTTATCGTTCTTCCTCAATAAGCACAATATTGAGGATAGTATCTTATGGTATATTGCGCAAACATTCGTTTATGCTGGAAGTATATTCGGTGTGTCTGCATACATGAACTCAAAGTTCGGCGAAATACGCTCAATATTAACAAATAATAATTTGGCAACAGATGAATAGTGCGATGATATTAAGTTGGCTAATAAGCCACAAAAAGATCGCGTTTAAGGCACTTTTAAGCCTCTTGGTGGGCCTTTTAGTTATGTTTAGTATAAATATATACAAACAGAACAAAAGGCTCTCTAAGAGCTTAGAAATGGCTCAGAATAACATTGAAGCCTATTAGGGTATCTTAAACGGTTCCTAGTAGGCTAATAATGTTTTAAAGCTAGACATGTCTTAGCTGCGAAATATTAATGATAGTCTTATACAAAAGATAGATAGTGTAAGAGAGTAGTTAAAGCTTAAACCAAAGGTTATAAGAACAACCGCAACTCAAACGTAGACTATATACGTTACAGCAAGTAAGGGGGTAAGGGGGTAGGATATAATTAAAACTATCCAAAGAGATACAGTATATAAAGATACTATACAAATAAATCCTCTAACAAAAGTAAACTATACTATAGGTAAAGATACAGTAAGTGTTAACTTAGATGTTAAGAATCAATAGTTCCTGTATGTTTACAAACATAGATAGTATAAGAATAAGAAAAGCTTTATTAAACGTCTATTTACTTTAGACTTCAAGAAAGTTGATATGTATAAGTATTAGATAGTAAATACTAATGATATTATAAAGACTTCAGATGTTAGAGTAATAGAAGCAATAGATAAGTGATATGACATATATAACATTAAGATAGTTTGTAGATGATATATTACTTCTGGTTCGTAATAACAATATAAGTGAAAGTGAAGATCTATCAAGAGAACAAATAAGAAACTGGGTAAAAGAGTATAAGAAGTTCTTTACAAAGCAGAGATTAGACAAGATCAAAGCTTAGTCAGAAACTATAGATGATCTTATATGGGCTTCAGATGATATTTATAAGAAAGAAACTGGTCCTCTTGAGTTAGAGGATGTTAAGTCTTTAGATAAGTATCCTATATTTACTAAGAAGACAAAAGCTAAACTGGAAGGTATATACAACAATGATGAAGATAGTATATTAGCAGTCCATGATTAGATGGGTGAGAATATACAATATATGAATCATATTCGTAGACATTATAACTATTTCCGTAAATACACTGGACATGAACTTACAGCCTATTATAAAGATGGGTTTATATTCGTGCAAGGTGATCAAGATTTAAATAAACTTAGGAATATTTGGGTCTTAGCTATTTATGAAGATGAGAATGATGATGATTGGAATACTCCAAGCGAAGATGATATTAAACTACCAGCATGGATGTTGCCTCCTATCAAGGAAATGATAATGACTAAGGAGCTTCCATTTATGTTAGGCAGACCTAGCGATGATAGTAATAACTCTACATTGGCCAGCGTTAAACCACATGGTCCACAGGATGATGAAGAATAAGAAATCTATAACATTCGTAGACATGTATAAAGATTTGCCCATAGAGCTATCATACGTCGCGTATAAGCGCATATTAGACTCTATGTGTAATATTATACTAAAACATGTATTAGACGGCTCAGACGGCTTTAAAATGCCTTTTGGGTTAGGTTATATACAAGTTGGTAAATATAAACCTAAGTCTTACACAGATAAATCATTATCTGTAGATTATAAATTTAGTAAAGAATTAGGTAAACGTATATACCATTTAAATGAACATTCTGACGGGTATAAGTTTAGACTACACTGGTCTAAAATACCTCAGACGTTTCCAGATAGATACAAATACCAATTAAGCTTAGTTAGGGCTAACAAAAGGAGACTGGCTAAGCTTATTTTCAATAAAACAGATTATATAAATATAAATGATATACAAGTATACAAAATGTGAATCAGTCATAGCTAAGATAATGGCTGATTTAGATTCTTCTGAAACAAGATAGAGGACAAGCGATATTAGAGAATGGATCTTTGAAGCCATAGATAAGATTGGTGCACCTATGCAGTATATCAGCAGACAGTCTGGAGTTGACGGAGTTCCTGTGTTTAAGATACAGGATTGTTAGATACCGTTACCTTCAGACTTAGTGCATTTAGATGGTGTAGCTTATTCTAACTCAAAAGATGGAGTATATGTACCATGTAGTACACAAACATCTATATTTAAATCTCCAAGCGTACATAACAATTAGCATAAAGTTGTAGTCTTGGATGATAGTTAGTCTAATATGACTATAGAAGAATAGCAATAGAATCAACTACCATAGATGTAGAATAAGTATCCAACTGTATAGGCTTAGATAAATAGACCTCATACTAATGGTTTTTCTGATTTACTTTATACACATGATTATCAAGATAAACCAGAATACTTTATAAAGCCAGGTTGGATAGTATTTAATAGAAAAGATGGGTTTGTTAAGCTATCTTATAAAGCAATAGCTACAGATGAAAGAGGCTACCCACTTATACCAGATTTAACTTCTTATCAAGAAGCTATTTATTGGTATGTAAATATGAAACTTAGTTTTCCAAAGTTTCTAAAAGGACAACTTGGTGGTAAATTAAAGAGTGCTAATATAACTATATACAACTATATACAACAGCAATGGAATTTCTATAGAAACCAAGCTTACGCTGAAGCTATGATGCCAACCGCTGATGATATGTAGAATATAAAGAACGATTGGAATAAACTAATACCTGATTGGGATGGTGATGATACGTTCTTTAAATATACTGGTAAAGAATAGTTAACATATAATGATTATTACAATGGATTCTAATAAAATACAAAACGAATAGACAAATACATTTTCTGGGGGAATGAACACTGATGCTGCCGATCATGTATTAGGTAATGATCAGTATAGAGATGCTCTTAATCTTAGATATGTAAACAATAAAGAAAGTGCTACAGGTTCTCTTAAGGTTATAGATGGCTTTAAAAATATATTTTTTAAAATAGAAGAAGAGGTTATAGAAACTACCCAAGTTGGATAGTATGGCATTTTCTTTACAGAAGATAAAGAAAGTAAAATACGCGTATATAGATTTCCATTAGAGAAGAAAGATGTTGATGGTGAAGATGTAAAAATGATATTTGGTCCATGTAGTGATTGGAATATATACGAAGATACAAATACAGTAAAGAAAACCAGAAATAGATTAAGTATAGTAGGTAGACAAGAAGGTTCTGATAATATTAAACTATATATAGCTGATGGAATTCATTAGATATTAATAATGGATGTGTTAAGCGACACAGTTCCTACTTCTATTAATGACATATCTACTAATTCATATGAATCTTTATTACCTCCAAAAATATTAGAACTTACATATGGATCACTTAAGGCTGGTAAAAATCAATATGCATTCCAGTTTTATTCTAAATACAAGCAATAGACATCAATGTCTCCATTATCAAGATTAATCAATGTTGTTAATATTGTAGATGACTTTTATGAATTTAGTGGTGCTAAAGAAGGTAATTATACCAATATGGGTATTAAGTTGAAAATATAGATCCCAAATGATTCTAATTACGACTTAATCAAAATATATAGAGTTCATTACCAATAGAACTCAGAAACACCAGATGTAGATTTAATATTTGATGGAAATTTCAAAAGTATTACAGAGGGTGATGAGAAAAAGTATTTTTACTATTTAGATTCTTCTAATGACTCAATAAGTAAAATATCTATAAATGATTTTAACTCTAAGTTTGGATTGTATATGATCCCAAGAGTTTTAGAGTCTAAAGATGATTATTTATTTGCAGCTTAGATAAAAGAATATAAAGATACAAGTAGGCATTTTGATGATATTAACACAGTTTCCATATCTGCAAACCAGGACGGGAAAGTATAGTTCATAAATGTAAATGATGATTATAAAACATAGGATAAGTATGATAAAGATTAGATAAAAAATAATAACTGGGAAATATTTGATAATCTTACTAAAGAAAAAGACTGTTGGAATCCTTATACATAGAATGGAAACGGAATAGATTACGATAGTAAAATACCTTAGTATTTATATACGCTTCCAAACGATAATGGAGATTAGTTTTACGGAGGATCTGGTAAAAATATAGATTGGAGATTTATAACAACAATATTACCAGCTGATTATTCATCATTATTATATAATAAATATGGTTCTGCTAATCCAGCTATATAGTTTGGTAATAAAAGCGACAATCAATCTCATGATGGGTATAAATACTATATAAGAAAAGACGGTGTATTAGTAAGAACTACTTAGAATAAGTTTAGAAATCCAGATATAAAAAATGACACTTATCAAAACCCAAAAATAGCAAGTGAGTTCTTATCTCTAAGAAGAGGAGAAACTTATAGGTATGGAATTATATTTACAGATAAAAAAGGTGTTTCAAGTCCAGTAAAATGGATAGCAGACATAACTGTTCCAGATTTACATATAACTGGGTTTTAGACATTTATGAATGGCATTGAAGAAAAAGAATTATCTGTAATGCCAATAGGCGTAGAGTTTAAACTACATGATATACATAATGAAGATATATATTCTTATGAAATAGTTAGATGTAATAGAGGTTCTAATGATATTAGAATTATATCTTAGGGAGTTTTATCCAGACCTGTAATCAAAAGATTCATGGATGATACTGTACAAAAAGACCAGTATTATACACCAAGTGGATTTTTAACAACAAATAGATTAAATATAGACCCACCATATAACAGATATTCTAATTATCTTCCTGTAGATATTAATTATAGAGTCAACAATTTTTCAAATTAGAATCTATTTTAGTTTATATCTCCAGAATTTTCTTACACCAATAAATCTATTATTGATTTTGTTGATAAAAGCAATATTAAATTAGATATGTTAAAATATCTATTTTCATTAAACTCAAATCATAAAATTGTTGAATAGAATATTAATGTTGCTGGATTATCAACTTAGCTAAGTAATTCTAATTTAAAATCAGAATCTTTTAATACAACGGATTTTATATGCACAAAAGGAGACAATATTGGTAGTTTAAGTTTATAGCCATTTAAAAAATACAGTACTTTAGAATTTGACATTAACAATCCTTATTATAAAAACATATTCTTATATAATAACTTATTTTAGTATGATTAGATAAATAATATATATGGAGTATCTGATACAACTCTTAATATTATTCATGATCTTTTAATTAGAGATTATGTATGTAAAGTAACAATGCCAGCAAGTAATGTATTTGAATTTAGGACATTCAGAAACAACATAGAATAGGCGTAGAGAATAAAGTATCAATATTTCAAACTATATTGTTAGTCTAATAGTATTCTTGTTAACGATTGTGATTCATCAGAACCATATAATACATATCATAAGTCACAGGATAATAAACTTATTGGATATAATATTGTTAAACATGATGTTAAAAATCAATACGGAATAAACAGTAAGTAGATTTCAGAATCTATCAAATGGAATGATTTGTTTGAAGTTAAAAACGATAAAACGGAATAGAAATTTTCAGATAAACTTAATATTGTTGGAGAGCATGGCTTCTGTAATGTTGTATGCTGGGGATAGTATAACGAATAGCCAAAGAGTATAAGAAAAAACGATGTACATTTAGTTGATATGGCAATGTATGCACTTGGTGGAACATCTTTATTATTTACTATAGATGGTAAGCTGAAAAAAGAATTAGATAATAATAATAAACTATTATCTGAAACTATTGGAGCTGATAAATTTTTAACCATGTCTGAAAGGCCTGCACATCTTGAATTTGTCACAGAAGAAACAACTAATATTTATAATATAGATTCAACTACTCAAGCTGGTAAAGATCTTATAGCTAAATTAACACATAGTTATACATATAAAGGATCTGATGGCAATCCAACAACTGGTACTTATATGAATGCAAGTTCATTTGGAACATTTTTATGTAATATTACAAGAAGTTGTACTCCGTATGGAGGATATACAAAAGTAGCTAAAGATAATAGTAAATATTATAGCTATTCTGATATAAAGGAGTTTAATAATAATTTAGAAAATACTATAGAAGTATTTGACGGCGATACTTACATTGGTCCATTTGAATACACTTCTGCTCACAAAGTATCAAATAGAGCTATTGGTTTATTAACTACTATGAATGTTTAGTATGCAATTCCAGTAGAAAGTTCTATTAACATGTATATTGATCATGGTTATAAGTTTAGTAGAAATACTAATAATACGCTTGTTTCATGGATACAAGAAGAACCAGCTAACGTAGATGGTGTGTTCAAACAAGATACTCCGCAATACTTATATAATACAGCTTACAGTTTGACTAAAACGATAGGTTAGAAATACTCTACTATATCATATGATATAAAAGATAAGTAGTCTTATCCATATAGATGTAGATATTCTGAAAAGAAAGAGAATGGAGAATTAGAAGATTCTTGGTAGAACTTTAAAGCTGCAAACTATATAGACGTTGATCCAAATTATGGCAAGATAACAGGACTAAAGAGATTTAAAAACAATCTTATGTTCTGGCAAGAAAAGTCATTTGGAGCGTTTTCTGTTAATGAAAGAACTGCAGTATCAGACAATAACAACCATGAGATATTATTAGGATCTGGTGGATTATTAAGTAGATATGATTATGTATCTACAACATCTGGCCTTGAAGATAATGTGTTTGCATACGCTATTACAACATAGTCACTTTATTGGATAGATGCTTTTAATACTGTATTCTGCCAGTATAATGGAGGTGGTGATTATAAACAAATATCAATTACTAAAAATATAAATACAGTAGTATCTAAAGAATATAGAACTGATGGTAAGTATTAGATTAGTAGATATAAAGTATTAACCGATCCAAGATATAACGAAGTGTACTTTACATCAAAAGATGGTGTATTTGTATTTAATGAATTACAACAAGCATTTATATCTAAGTATAGTTATAATGGACACTGTGATAGTATAATTGGTAAGTATGATACATTTATAGCAAATAAGACTGAAAGTAGAGATGTTAATGGTATTGTAAATAGTTATACTGGTTATATAAATTCTCTCAGCGGTAGCAATCATACCATGTTTAATAAAAATATTGATTTTAAACTCGTTTATGTTGTTAATTCTGAACCTAATATTGTAAAAGTGTTTGATAATGTTAGATTTGGAGCTACAGAAGGAATGGCAAAATAGTTTTATGCTTCATATAGTGTAAATGATGGTATAGAATGTCATACAGGTAATGTAAATCCTAATAAAGATATATCAAATAGATATTATGATTATAGATACGCTATACCACGAATGAATGATCCACATGACTTAAATCAATTATACGGAAGTAGACTAAGAGGTAAATCAACATATTGTACAATTAATGGTGAAGCTTCATATGACGATATGCGATTACATTATATAACAACTAAATTTAGAACATTATGGAGTTAAGAAATAAAAGAATAAAATATAAATATCTTCCAGGTTTTGTTACTGGTACAAATGGAATGGCTTTACCACCAAGTAGTTATACTCCATTTTGGCAAAATTCTAATTTAGCAAACCAAGTTGGTATTCCTGGAAGCATACAAAGACCAACTGGATTAGAGAATTATAGAATGCCAGTTAGCCAAGGTCCAGGATTTGGTAGTAGACTTGCTGGAAATGCTGGTAATATACTTTCATCTGGAATTGCATTCGGAAGCAGTATTGGTAATGCATTTGCTGGAGTTAAAAGCGCAAGTAATATATTAGATGAATCTGGAACTTCGTATTCAAATGGTATTGGCTATGGTTATTAGAAAGTTAATGATGTAGACTACGATAAACAGTTAACTGAAGTAAGAAAAGAAAGTCAAGCTGCTACATTAAAAGCTACAACCACAGGAGCCTCTTTAGGAGCGTCTGTAGGATCTGTTGTTGGTCCAATAGGATCTGTGGTTGGTGGTGCCATTGGAGCTGTAGGAGGTTTTATTACTGGTTTATTTGGTGGAGCTCATAGAAAGAGAAAGATGTAGAGACGTCTTGAAGAAGCTCGTATTAAAGGAATAAATATTAACGGCTACAATCAATCTGCAGCACAGTCTGACTATATAGCTAATCAGTATTACAATGAAAACGGAACTACGCAAGATGATGTTTTATATGCTAAGCGTGGAAAAGATGCTGGATATAAAGGATCTGAAAATATATCAAGCAGTAGCGTATTAACATCTTTAGGAAAAACAGATGCTAATCCTAATGCAAGAGTAGCTGCTGGTGAAAGTATTATAGATAACATAAATGATGTTAATAGTACTACTGGACATGTTGTAAAAACTGGAACACCAGGAAAAGATACTAATCTTGCTAATCTATAGAACAATACAATAGTTCTTGGGTAGGATATAGACTGGAGAAACGGTATGACATTTAAAGATCAATCTATGCCATATACGTTAGCTTTAGAAAAGATAAATAAGAAATACGAGAACCGCACTAACGATAAGCTAAACAAGCTAAGAGGTAGACTTGGTTAGGATAGTGATAAATTTCAGTAGGAACAAGTTAATAAAATTAAATAGCCAATAGTTGATAAGTTAAAAGATTTATCTGACCAACAGGCTATGCAACATCAACAATAGGAACAAATGTACACAAAAGGAAATTTACCTGGATTTACAGATGGTAAGAACGCAATGAACTATGGTTATATAGAACCAGCAAGCTGGATGAGCAATGCAGTTCCTATGGGAATTGGTATGTTATCAAGCATTGGTTAGTATTTCCACGCTAAGAACCAATCTATTAATACTCCAGATATATATGCTGGTAATCCATACGAACAAGCAGCATTAAACGAGATGGCTAAGCTTAGAGTGAATCCTTATAGAGCAATACAAAGGATTTATGATCAAGACAGCATGAATAGATACAATATTAATAGAGCTGGAGGTTTAAGTGGAGCTTAGAAGTATTTAGCAAACGTTGCCGCTGGTAGTGCTACACAGCAAAATATAGCTGATACTATACAAAAGGCATAGGAGATGAATAACCAGTATAGAAGTAGATGGGCTGAGATGGCTGCTAATTTAGGTAGTCAGACTGCACAGCGTAGACAGCAAGCTAATCAGTATAATACAGAATATGCTTCTCAAGCTCATGCTGCAAGACAATAGGGTATGCAGATGGGTCTTAGAAACTTCTTAGATTATATACAGCAGTATGCTGCTAATGAGTATAAGAGAAAGACTGGAAATGGAATGTTGGGATTGTATCAACAGAAAATAGATATGGATAGAGAAAATATGCGTAATTATTACAATAAAGATAATAAAGACGCTAATAGTTTAATAGTCCCAACTTAGCCAGTTGTTGGTAAAATTACACAACCATCTATTCTAAAAAGCGTATATGATATTCCTAATCCTGGGGTTATAAAATTACGTAATAATAAAGCACTTAGAAACGCTGTAAGAACTTATGGTTATCCAACTACAAATGTTGAAGGATATACATATACTCCAACAAATTATATTACTAACTTTACACAGATGCCACCTATAAGTTATCATAAGTGGAATAATATGTTTTAATAATTATGGTATATTCAAGAGATTAGTGGATTCAATTACCAGTTAAAGACTTATACGATTCTCAAATAATGCTTGCGTCTATAAACGCTGCAAGAGATATGTATGAGAAAGGTCAATAGTAGGTAAAAGAATTTCAAAAAGATTATGGAGATTTTTATAGCCCAATTCAAAAAGATATGGATTGGTATAATAAAAATATTATAAATGGATCCAGAGACGTTATAAATAATTTATATAACAGAGGCATAGACCCATTGAGATCTGCAGAAGGTAGAGCTGCTATAAGTAGGTGGATAAATAATATTCCAACTGGAGATGTTAATAAGCTTAAAATGGGATCTAAGATTGCATAGGAATATCTAAGAAATAGAGGAATGTTGGAGGCTTAGAATAAATATAACGACGACTTTGAGAAGTATGTAAATGGAGGAAAATCTATAGAAAACTGGGATACTCTTAAAGATGGCATGTGGACCAGACAGTCTCCATCTGAATTTACAACACTTAAAGCGGCTACAGAAAATTGGTTTAATAACAGAACTCCTCATGCTTTAACAAAAGATGATGTTATAGGTTTTGGTATGCCTTATGATAAGAATTATGATTATACAGGTTATACATATAAAGATCTTACAAATGTAGCTAGCAAAAATACTCCTGGATGGGTTGGTTCTCCTATAGCAAACTACTATAGACATATAGCAAAACAACAACTACTTGACGAAGGTGTAAAAAATCCAACAAACGCATAGGTTGAAACGCGTTTACAATAGAATGTGGCTGACGCAAATAAAGAGTGGATAGTTAATCCAATAAAGCAAGCAAATGAGTATGCTAAGATGGATAAGCAATTTGCTCAACAAGCAGCAATGCAAGCTAGAGGTTTCCAGCATGATAAAGAAATGGAGGGTATTAGAAATAGAAATTAGAAAGAAAATATGTATCTTAGTTGGAGATATAGTAATTCTACTCCAGATTCTAAAGGTAGACCTGTTATAAATGGCGGTCAAGATACAATTAATCAAATGCCTCTGTCGTTAACGCAAATGCTTATAGAAGACTCTAATCAAAATAAGAGAGACTTTATAGCTGGCAATAACCAAAGATATGTTAATAGTGTAAACTCTATTAAAAATCACTGGTTAGGTAAAGCTTATAGCATTCTTGGTAAAGCCGATAAGAATGGTGATAATGTATTAGACGCTTCAGAATCTAAAGATTGGAAAGTTAGGTATGATAAACTTAATCCCACTTAGAAGAAGATTTATGATTCTTATGTTAATCATTACAAATGGTGGGATAATGCTGGTAAACAAGGTTTAAATGGAGCTATATCTAATGGTTTGTTAGACGAGAGTGGACAACCTACTGGTAGATTTACTAATGCATTACAGTATACAGCTACAGGAAAATATACTGGTATTAAAGATATAGTTAATAATAGGAATATTATAAACTCTAAATATTATAGTTCTGTAGCCGAACCTAGAAACAAAGAAGCTGTAAATACATTATTAGATGTATTAAGTAATGGAACGTCATCTAAATATTATTTCCCAGCAAAAGATGCAAATGGTAATATAGATATTACAAAGAAGGGAACTTATGGTAATGCTCACCCCGTTGTTAACATGTCAGATAAAGGCGTATGGTTTGGTAATGTTAGAGCCAATGCTGTATCAACTGGTGTAAATATGACAAAAGGTAGTATTAGTGTTAAATTCCAAGATTACCTAAAGAAAAATGGTATTAAAGGATGGATTGTTTCTAATAGCGGACTTGGTGTAGCGATGGTTCCAAACAATGGAAAATACTCATCAATGGATATAACAGCAAAGGTTTCTGTTCCAAAATCAGTTGTAGAAAACTTCTGCAAGAAACATGGATATGGTTTAGGAAACGTAGTAAAGAACTTAGGTTTAAGAACCATGGATGTAAATGGCAATACAGATAGTAATGGAGAGTTTGTAGAAATTCCAATATCTAAGTAGATAGATAATAATAGAGGCCAAGGGTTTGGGCAAATAGATCAAGCTTATGATAAATATATGTATGGCCAAAAAGAGGCTGCTGGTAGAGAATTGCAGCAACAATATCAATCTTCAACAAAATAATATATAATAATATGAGTAACAGTGGTAGAAAAAAGTCAAAAGTAACTTATACAACGCCATCTGCGGCGCAGTGGAGAGCTAGCTTCGATGCTAATCAAGTAGCGTAGGAGCAAGCTTACTCTACGCCATACAATAATGGCACTGTTAATAGTGATGTAACTTCTATATATAATTTGCCATAGTCTTCTACATACAAACAAGATTATCTTCCTAGCAACACAGAAGAAGATAATGAATCAAAAGGATTCTGGGCTAATGCATGGGATACTACAAAACATTTATTTAATGCTACAGTTGGTAACGCCATAGATGGTGTAAAGCCACTTTTTGACGGATCCGCTGTACGAATGATGTTTCAGAATCTATATAATACCAGAACAACTCAGTATGAAGAAGAGCTGAGAAAAACATATAGTGATTTAGAGGATACAGAGATTGCTGATAAGTATGTAGATTTGATAAAACAATATAAGCAAGCTAAAGATAACTATGATAAAATGGGTTTAATTGTTGACGAAGCAAGAATGAAGGATCTTGAGAAACAATTAGACGTAATGGAAAATATAATTAGACGTAGTAGTAAAACATCTGATGTTTTATTAGATTTATTTGCTGATAGTTCAAAAGATCAAAAGTTATCAGATGACATTCTTATGCATATTAATTCTGTATATTCAGAAAAAGCAAACAAAGAAGACGCCAGTAAGTTTGGTAGATTTCTTGAAACTTTCCCAGCATTAATAAAAGAGGCTTAGCTTTCAATAGAGAGTGTATTTAATGGATTTGATAGCAAAGAAAGAATAAAACAAGCTATACGAAATACACCTGATGAAGATTCAGATTTATCTGATAAATACTTTAAGTCTTATAAAGATGTTAAAGATCTTAAGGCGTATGCAGATTCTATTACTGATGAAGTAACAGATAAAAGAAATGAAATAAAGAAGTATCAATTAATACATAGAACCGATTTAGAGGAAAATATAGCTATAGCTAAAAATGGTAATTGGCTATTTGATCCAAAGAAAATAGATAGTAAATTTAAGAAAGAATACGAAGATCAGCATGCTGGTGTATTTGAAAGAGTATTCAATCCAAGAGCGTGGGCTTATAATGTTGTAGATATTGGTTCTTCTTATTCTATGTTTGAGCAAATGGCTGCTCAGTTTGCATATCAAGGAGCTTCTAAAGCTGTATCACAAATGATTGCGTATGCATCTGGAGGAGAAATTGGTGCTGGCGCAAAGATTGCAATGGGTGTTGCTAATGCAGTTGGTGGTATAACTATTGCTAATAAGATGAGAGTTGGTGAGACTGAATCAGAAGTTCTTGATGCTTATTCAAATAGGTTACTACAATATGCTTATGATAATAAATCAGATTTAAATAATTTGTTTAATTTTGCAGATAAAAAAGCAAAGCAAATAGGTGTAGATCCAAAAGATTTAACAGATCTTGATAAAATACAATTAGCATTAGCATATAATATAAACTCTGGAGATAAAAATTTTGATGTCGAGAAAAGTTTAGCAAGACAAGGATTAGCTAAGGTGTTCAATGATAATATGGCTTTATCTACTGGAGATTATATAGAAACAATCCCATTCTTAGAGTTTGGTGGCAAGGTAGCTACAAAGGGTTTAGGTAAAGCTGTTTATAATAGAGTATTTAAAACAGGTCTGCAATTATCAGGTAAAGCGTCTGGAGAAGTAGCTGAAAGATATATGGCTATGAATGCTGATAAATTTGCTACATCTATAACAGACCGTATTATAAACAAAGCTTTAGGAGAAGGTGAGAAGAATCTTGTAAATAAAATAAAATTATCTCATATAGCAGATTTTCTTAAAAAGAAAGCTAAATAGAGTTTATTTGTAGGTGCGTCAGAAGGTATTGAAGAAGGTCAACAGCAATTATTACAAAGTCGTTATCAACGTGGAGAATATGATAATTATAAAGGTATACAAAGTAAATTTGATATAGATTCTGTATTTAATGATGTTAGATTAGGCTTAGAGTCTGTAGCAGATTATTATGGTATAAACTCATACGATCCAGACAACGGAAACGAAGAGCTTAGAAAAGCTATGAATACAGGTTTTATTTCTGGTATATTAAATTCATAGTTAATGGGTTCTCTTTCTAACTTGTTTGGTGATAGAGCTGCAAAATATATAGGTGTTAATAACGATAATGCAAGGAGTTTATTTAAACAACTTAGTAATGATAATGTATTAAAGCAGTTAGTTGCTAGTAATTATGCAGCAGCTCAAGATGATGCGCATGTTGGTATATTCTTTAAGGCTATAGCTAACGGGAAAAGCGCTAATAGACTTTCTGAATCTTTTAATAAGATGAAGCAGTTTAAAGGAGATCTTGTAGATGATAAGTTTATAGACGATGATATATCTTTATTGTAGACTACTGATTTCATGATGCATAATAACAAATTCTTAGATCTTGTAGGTATAAAGAAGATACAAGATACTGCTACTCATAGAGATTTGATACAGTCTGGAGTTAAAGCTATACAAGATTACGAGAATTTAAGTTAGTTACACGATAAGAATGTAAAAGAATTAGAATCTTCTAAGCAAAAGATAATTCAAGAATTACTTGGTGATAGATCAAAAATGTCTGATGGTGTTAGAAATACATACGATAGTATTTTAGACCAATACAACAATTATCTTGATAACTATATATCATCAAATATAAGCGATAGTAAAAAATCAGATCTTAGAAAAGCAGCTGAAGAACAAGTTCGTATTATAGGAGAGGTAAAGCCTAGTGATCATAGATACGAAACTGCAGTATTACAACAAATGTCTAAGTTTATAGGCACTACTGCATTTAAATCTAAAGCTCAAGAAGAAGCTGAATTAAAATCAAAGGAATCTGGAGAAAAAGCAGAAGATGTACAATTAGACAAAATAATAGAATTAGATGATTATGTAAAGAATCGTGCAGATCTATTATTTAGTCATGCAGAACTACAGCAAAAGCAAACTTTATTAGATTAGCTAAAATAGCAGCATAAGCTTTTACAATTAATAAGAGAAAATACTGGTACTGATATAAATGTAGATAAGCTTGGTAATACTATTAGAGTTTTAAGTAAATCTATAAAAAACAATAAGTAGTAGTATAAAGACATGCTTAAAGATGTCAATGATGAAATTGATAAAAAGAATAAGCTTATAGATGATTATAATAAAGAAAATCCAGATAGACAGATAAAGAAGCATAAAAGAGTAACTATAGATAATATATTATCAGATTATCACCAATTCTCTGGTATATAGGATATTGAAAAGTTGTTCTTAATTAATGCTTTAAATGACTCTGCTTTAAAAGCAATGTCGCCAGCTTATACTGCGTATAAATATGGTGTAGCAGATCCAAATAGTTCTTTAGGATATGCATATAATTATAATTGGAGTGATCTTACAAAAGAAGAAAAAGATAATTTCAAATCTACTATTTTTGATACTCTTAGTGATGAAGAAAAAGATAAATATAATAATGGATAGCTTGATGACGACTTCTTTAAAAAATTATATCTAAAAAAATAGAGATAGAATGCATATAAAATAGATTCTCTAAGACAAGAATATAATTCCATTATCAATAAACTTGGATCAGAAGATTTAGAATAGACTCCTGCTGAAAGAGTGGCAGCTTTAGATCGCATAAAAGAGATTCAAAGAGAAACAGCTAAAGCTATAATTGAAGGTAGGTTAGAAGAAAAACACAATAGAAAGAGAATAGCTCATAGACAATTCCTTGAAGATGGTGGTGTTACTAATGATGATATTGATAATCTCGATACAGAAAATGAAGATCCATCAGTAAGATAGGTTGTTGCTGAAAAACAAAAATAGCTAAACGAACGTCAAGTTGATGAGCAAGACATTGCACAAGATCCTATATCACCTACAGATAATTCAAATTATAGCGAAGAAGAATATTCTGCGCAAAATGGAGATATATAGACAGATGAAAATTATAATGAAGAATCACCAATCCAAAGTGATGATGATAATTAGGAAAGATCTGATATAAACGACCATGATGATGTAGACATTCCTCAATAGATAGATGAATTAGAAGGTGCTTCAGATGCTTAGAGATAGCTACATGAGTAGTTGTATGGTAAAAAGGAAAAGAGTAATAATAAATCAAATACTCCAACTTTAAAAGCTAGTCATTCGAGTGAAGGAGATTTTGGAAAAATAAATGACTTCTTACAAGATATATTAGATAAATATACCACTGATAAACAAATTAGAGAAATTCCAGACGGTACAGTTATAGCCAGAATTATAGATCCTGAAACATTTGATGTAATAGATTTTGTAATTAGTAATAAAGATGGATCTGTAAAAATAACACGTATAAAAGACGGAGAGGATATAGGAAATAACACTACTGCTGGGTTTAATATTCCAGAAGGATATAGTGTATCCGATGAAGATTTAGAAGGTATACAAGGAGTTAGAATGAGTGTTGTTGCTTGGGACTCTGATACGCATGCAGAATTTGATGGTTTTGATAAAGACGGTAATAGAATATCTGGTAATATAGACACTAATGCAGTTGTGAGTCAAACTGTAGATACAGATACTCCTACATCTTCTGTACTATCTGTAGATAAGGAAGATATTGATGAAGCGCAACAAAGCAGCCAACTTCAAGATGATTTGCAAGATAATTATACAGAAGACTATGATGATAAAAATGGTTAGTTAGACAACAATGATGATAATGATCTTGATATAAATTCTGGGAAGCATTCCAAACAATCTGCAGAAGATCAATTTGGTAAAGAATTAATTATCGAAGATCATGATGATTCATACAATAGCGACCGTATAGATTCAGATGAATTACAACCTGGCGAAGATCATAAATAGAGTACTCCAGACCCAAGATTAGTTGGAGATCATGATGATGTATATAGAAGATTATTAGAATCTACATTCTTCTATCAACCAGATTCAAAAGAAACAATTCGTCTTACTGTAAATGGAAAAGATCTTAAGTTTAAATATCCAATAAAACCTAATTCTGAATTATCTCAAAAATTAATACAACGCGGTTGGTTTGGTAGTGTTAGAAAATATTATGTTGTCTCTGGAAAAGATTCAAAAGATACTAATTCGTTTACAGTATCTCTTGTGATTGAAGATGATAAATCTAAGTCAACATACATAACTACGATGAAAACCCCATCTTCTTATTCTTATACAGATAAGTTTGGTATAGAGAGGTCTGTAGATGGTGTATAGAAGCTAATTAATCAACTTAAGTTTATAGGTGTTGATAAAGATAAATATCAATCAGCTTTAATTGAATCTAGAGAAGAAGCTTATAGTAGATATGTTGATGCTAAACCAATACCAAGTAGTTTTAAATATGAAGAACAATATCAATATGCTTTAAAACGTTGGTATAATGATGCTAGAAAATGGTACGAGACTTTATCATATGAAGATGAAGAGGGTAAGATTAAGCGTGGTATAGAATTTAATACAAGAAAGAAAGCTGCCACTGGTAAAATTCTCACAGATTCTCAAGTTTGGGAACAAATAGAAAATTTAATCAATAGCAGAAATACTATCATTGAGGCTTATTGCGATAAAGATAAAAATGGTATTTATTCTATTCCAGATCAAGTTAAGACAAATATAGTTCCAGAGGAGTCTAGAATATCTAATGGTAGTATTACTAAAGATGGAAAACTACACTCAATATCAAAAGAAAACAATGAGTTTGGTATACCAACAGATATAAAAGATATAGATAGATAGATAAAAGAAGGTAGTTTATTATTTGGTTTTGGCCGTGGTAGATTTGCTGATGATCCTTACACTATATCTAGTGTTAATGGTCCAGATACTTAGTATACAGGTATTGGATATTCTGGTACTATATATTTAATGCATCAAGGTTCATGTATGAGTGAAGTGTTAGTTCCTATTACTCTTAGTGAACAACGCTTTGATAGAGATGGAGATGGTAATGTTGTTACTCCAGAAAATGTACAACTATCTTTTGATCCGTAGACTGGTAAATTGAATGGAAATTCTAAACCATCAGCAGCAGAAGTATTATTATATATGATAACTGGTAAATTATCTACAGAATATTTACCATCATCATCTATAGATACAATAAAAGCATTTGCTGACTTTATTATAAACAACGGAGAATCTACTACAAAAATAGGTACTAAGAAAAGCTCTTTGAATAGATAGAAGTTCTTAGCGGACAAACAAATAGCTGTTGTTGATAATCACGGTGTTGCAAGTTTATAGATAGTAAACACAGATAGCAATGGTTCTAAGTCTGTAGAATATATTCCTATAGCATCATTGTTTGGAACTAATAGTGATGAAGTACGCAAACATGTTGTATCGTATATTGCAAAGAATATGCATTGGAATACTGACGTTGATGCTATGACTCATGAATTTCCACATGAGATTATAAATGTTATAAGAAAATATTTTTAGAACAACAAAAGTAAAACCAGTTTCTCTATATGTGGAATAAAAGAATTAACATTTAATAGAGATGATTTATTTGATAATGAAAACGATACGTTGAAATATAACCATGTAAGTGTATTATCATGGATGGTTAAGTCGGGTAAATTATTAGCTACAACAAATGAAGAAAATGTATTTAAAGCACCATTTGTTTATGCTACTGGTGTAAGGACTGAAGAATCTAAACAGGTTATATCTGATGCTAAAAAACAAGTTAAGCAAACTAAGGCTGACAAGAAAGCGGATACAGTTACTATTAATAGCAACACTACTACAGAGTATCAAGAAGCTGATAGATTTGGTACTAAGGGTATAGATAGAATAAAGTCAAAGTTAGGATTCAAATCAGATTAGATGGACTCTTGGCTTGTTAGAGGTTAGAAAGAATCACAAGAAAAGCTATCTGTATTCTCTGGAGAAAATGCTAAGGAAAGGGGTGGTTTAACTGATATAATTATGTTAGACATAGATAAATCAGATTTTGAACTAAGAGGTGATAGTGGTAGTGAAAAACTTAATAACTTCATAGAAGATTTCAAACAGGCTGTTAAAGAAAAGCTGTAGAAATATGCCAGTGTGTACGAAAAGGAGAATGGTGTAAAGTTTGACGTTGATAAGCTTGAGATAAATGAAAACGTATTAAAGAATACAGCAAGAAGTATATTTAACGGCACAGCTATTCCTCATGTATCTATATTTAAGAACGGCTCATCTTAGTTATACTTTGTATCAACAAGTTCTTTATTAGGTAGAAATAACACTATTACTGGCGTGTTCTCAAGAGAAAAACAAAAGGGAATCTTAGATGCTCAAAAGGCACGCGAATGGATAGCTGATAGGCTTGGTATAAAGCAAGATCATATAGTCGTTATAGATGGTGTTATGAAGAGTGCTCAAGATGAAGATGTATTTGGTTTAATGGATGTTGTAACAGATATTTTAAATCAAGGCGACTCTCCAATCTTTATGTTTAGTGACAAAGCTGGTAGAGGTATACAATATCATGAGGCTTGGCACTATGTAAACCTTCTATTACATAATAAACATCAAAGGCAACAGATTTATGATACTTATGTAAAAGCTCATCCAGAGTTAAAGAATAAGACTTATAAACAAATAGAAGAAATCTTAGCTGAGGATTTTAGAGAATATGCTGAATTACGTAATAGTAAAGGCGTTGTAGGATTTATAAAGAGAGCTTTTGACAACATTAAACGGTTCAGTGGTCTGTTTAGAAACAAGTATGCTATGTATGATGTCTTTAGAAATATAAATGACGGAAAATACAGGCTACAACAGATAGATAAAGAATCTTTACAACAGTTCAAGATGGCTTACAAGAATGGTGTTAATAGTAAGTCATTCTACGTGTCAAATATCGCTCCTGAGCGCTTAAATGAGCTTTAGGGTATAGATACTAGATAGCAGTTCTTTTAGGCCGCTACAAGCCTTGCAAATAAGCTTATAGACGATTATTCATTAGATTCTACTAAGGGTATAGATAATATTAAATATGAAGATATACAACAATTCTTAACTAATTTAAAGAGTTAGAATCCAGATGTAGATCCGTCTACACAAAGAGTCATAGACTCTATATCTAAGAATCCAGATGTATTCGTATCTATTGTAAGTAATATACTTAAACAATATTCTATAGATCTTAGAGAAGATGCTTTTAAGGTTAAACAATCACAAGTACAAGAAAGCGAAACGCAAGAATCTCAAGATACTGGCGATAAATCTGGTAATACTTATGACAAAGATCCTTTGTCTATAAGCAAGAAAGATAATGTAGCAACTAGAGCTAAACTATTCTTAGGTTAGATTAAGAAAATGCATGCAGAAATAGACCCATTTACTGGTGAAAAAACTTTCGTTTATGACAAAGATCCTATATTTGGAAATTCTACATACGTTCCTTTTGATTAGGCTTGGAATACTATACTGAATAGTCTTTGGGATACTGATTCTTATGCTAAGATTGGTAAAGACAATAAATATGATAAGCATTCTATAAGGGGTGTTGTTTAGAGGTTAGCAAAATCATCTCCATTCTTTGAATCATTAGATAAGAAATTAGACTTGATAAAAGACGATCTTGAGCTGCAGAGTCAAATACACTCTACTATAAGAAGCCAGATGGCTTAGATGATGTAGACATGGATAAGTGACCCTAAGAAAAAATCTTCTAATAGTTCTATGAGTTTAGGTGATGATTAGCTTGACGAATACTCTGTATCTACAAATAAGAGTGTATCTGTTATTAAAAGAGATTGGGAATTAGTAAACGACAACCAACTAAAAGCTATAAAGTCAATACCAAGAATATGGTCTTAGAATTTATATCAGGCAGGATTGATAAATTCTGAACAAATGCCTATTATATCTAAAGAGTTTACAGACGTACTTAGATAGAAAAAGCTACACGCGTTACAATACACGTACAAACATAAGTTTTATCCAAAAACAAAAGATTAGATTGGTCAAGCTTATAGTGAATTGTCAGATATACTTGTAGACTTATTTAAATATCTATCAATACCAATAGATAATGAAGTTTTAGAAACTTATGTAAATAATGAAGTTGGTGATAATAAACTAACAGATAAAGCTGCAAGATATAAAGTATTACAATCTATCGTAAAATCAGATAAACTTGGTAGTGTTGGTAAGATTATATAGAATATTATAACAAGTACAGGTAAGTCTAAAATCAAATCTGGTAATATAGAAATAGATTTAGATCGTGTATTTAGTGGTTATAAGAATGATTCGCAAATAGCTCAATTAGCAAGAGCTTATAATGAATGTTACCCATCTCCTCAGCAATTTAGTATTACAGCTCCAGATGGTACTCAAAGATACCCAATATCAGAGAATAACACTATGTCTGATATTATTCGTATATTAAATCACGATACAGATCAAACTATAGAAAGTTTACGAAGATCTGAATATTGTAAACATTCTTTACTTTTAGATATAGCTTCACAATCTGATCATGAAACATCAAGTAGAGCTGGACAGTTTAAATTAAATTATTTTGTTGGTCTTAGAGATATTGATAATAGTATTGGTAGAGATTATCATGGAATTACATAGCTTGAAGATTATATAGCTAAGATGTTGATGACATCTAAAGACATGCTTGTGCTCCCTACTATGGCTGATAAAAAGACATGGTATGCTATATCTCAACAAGGTCTTAAGATGCCACATAATTTAGTATCTTATGATAATTTCCAGCTTGATTAGTATACAATGGACTTGTTGGTTGGATATTTTAAAGACGAATTTAATTCTGTAAAACAATATTATAGCAAAGAGAACATAGAATATCTTATAAACCACCCAGAAGCTCTTAGGAAGAATTTTCATGGTAAACTTAAAAATGGAAGAATTAGTTGGGGCGGAAACGGAGGCAGATTTAGATATTTCTCTGATATATTTGTTGACACACCTATAGGTGAAGAATACCAAGGTTCTCCAAAAGATCTAAACTCAATATTACAGTATGATTATCTTCGTGAACAAGAGGATATGAAAACTGAAGATGGTATATTTAATATCAGAAAACTTCGTTATGATGATAACGATATAGACGGATTTGAATATATTAGGCAGAGGTTAGATAAATTTGAAGAATGGTTAAATGGAGATGGTCTTAATAAATTGTTACAGCAGAAAGTTAAAAGTATGGTATATGCTGAATTAAAAGCTGTATCAAAAGACGGAAACTTAAAGCTTGGTAATATTGATTAGAATGGACAATTTATTCCTACAAAGATACCTCAAATATTACTTAAACAATATGCAGAGTTGTTCAAACAACAAGGAATACCAGTAAATACTAATAATGTATATATGAATGATAATATTAATGATTTAGCATTATCATTAATGACAAACCATGTATTATCTTCTATCATATCTACAATAGAAATGGAAAAGGTATTCTCTGGAGATCCTGCATTCTATAAGAATAAATTTAAGACTAAACAAATGAAGTTTGGTGATAAATTATATGATATAGATGTAGTTAATGAAAAGCATTCTGACAAAATCAAACGTTTGGGAGCTTTGTTATCTCCAGGACAAAAGATTAAGACAGACTATTCTGAAGAGCAACTTGAAAAATATCCTGAATTATAGAACAGAAAATACACCGTATTGAATGTATCAGATATTTAGACTAAGAGTGAATATTTAGAAGAAATAAGAAATATATTTACTCGTCAGTACATGATAGATGATATAGAAAGTTCTACAGATCAAGAATTTACTAAGAAACTTATATAGAAAAACGGATTCGATAATGTAGAGGATTTTGTAAAAGCTCTATATCAAGATTAGAAGTTATTTAAGAAAGTATTAAGTAGTTATCCAAAAAATCTTAGAGAATCATTTATAAACAAAGCTATTTCAAATACATCTACATATGGCGATATAACAGTTTCTGATGCACAGGTTATAATTAGACCTGCTTTGTACAGAAAGATAAGAATAGGTCTTGGAACTTGGAGTTTTGGAGATGAATTCTCAGATTATTCAGATGAAATGGCTTACAATATACTTGAGAATGATCCAGACTGGCAATCAGATCCTAAGAAAGCAAAGATTGTATCTAAATTAGAGTTATATCCATTGAAGATGTCTTACTTTCAGAATTCTTCACAGTAGGTAGGGGATGGATTTATAAATCTTCCTATTTATAACAAAATGGCTATTTTCCCTGCATTTAAGTATATGCTACAATCAGATAATGGTAGAGCTATATATGAAAGAATGAATAGGAAAGGCGACGAAATAGATATGCTTGCTTTTGATTCTGCTATTAAAGTCGGTGCTAATCAACAACAGTATACTCCATATAAAGAAGGCGTTGACAACCTTGACGATATGGATACTAAATCTCTTAAATAGAAATCTGACAAGTCTATATTACCAAATGATGATATATTTAATCCTGGTGGTAAACTATAGATTCAAGTACAAGATCTTGATGATTTAAGAATGCAGCTTAACACTGAAGCTCATGAAGCATTAGAAAGAGCATTTGGTACACAAGCATTAAAGTTGTTATTGTCAAATATTAATGACGAACTTGATTATGGAATTGGAAAAGATTCTAGTCCTATAAAGGGTAAAGATTTACGTTCGCATATAATAAATCTTATAAATGCATTAACACAAAAAGGTGTACAAAATGTAATAAATGAGTTTGGTATTACTGTTAATAATGGGGACATCAGAGCTAACAATAAAGCTGTACAGAAGATTTTAGAAAGAGTAGTTAAAACTAACGGAGTTGGCGAAAGTGCTATAGAATTATTTAGAAATGGCGGTTTAGCTGAGGCATTAGGGTCTAGATTATTATTTGAGCAATCTGTATCTAAGGTTGTAAATAAGAGAGTGGTAGACGTAAATCTCAATGGTGGTTCTGCGGTTCAGCAATCTATATTCGGATTAGTTGGAAAGAAAAAAGTAGATGACGAAGAAGGAGGTTTACATGTTCTTAATGGTGGTAGAAAATTAAAGTGGATTAGGAAAGATAATTCTATGGAGATAATGCTTAGCGTTAGATTGTTTAGAGATATTATTCCGAAAGAAGAGCAAACTACATATAAGAATATGCGTCAGTGGCTTATAGATAACGATATTATACATGGTATAAAAAGTGATAGAATTAGACAATTAACAGAAGAGTAGATTAAATTCAATGATGATCTTGATGAGCAATTTGCATCTGGTATACTAACAACTAAAGCTTTAATAGACCTTGAAAATAATAACATAAACTCTATATGGGAAGCTATTAGTAATCAAGATAAATTAAAAGAAACTACAAAGGAAGAAGTTGAAGAATATCTTATATCATCTGGATATAAAGATGGTTTGAACACTAAGAAATACGAACAGGTATCTCATGCTGGAGAACAATCCAATCCTAAACCTATAGGTATTGGTTATCGTATTCCTACGCAGGGTATGTCTTCTATATTTGCATTTACAGTTGCAGATATATTACCAGATAATAATGGTGATAATATTATAGTACCAGAAGAATTTACAAAGCAAACAGGTTCTGACTTCGACGTTGATAAAATCTTCGTTGCTATGAAGGGTTATCGAAATGGAAATGAAGTTAATGTAGAAGACGTTTCATAGGATAGTTTTGATATTGCTGGCAAATACGATGCTAAGGAAATAAGAAATAGTCTTATATAGAAGTATATTGATGTTCTTACAGATTCAAGGACTTTTGTAGACGCTAGAGGTTCTATTGATACTGTTACTGAGAAGATAACTGGTGAATTACTACCAAAGCTTAGAAAGAAACAAGATCGTAGATCAATGTATGAATTATTACCATCATTCCAATCTTAGACAAAATCTGAATTTATGACTGGTAAGGATGGTATTGGTCCGTATGCGTTAGCTACAACTAATCTTGCGTTTACATAGACAGCACATCTAACTATAGATTTTGGTCACTTTGGAGAAATATACGATTTAGGTTCTTTGGATTAGATAAAAGGTAAAGATGGAATGTATATATCAGCATGGTTATCAGCCATGGTTAACGCTCATGTTGACGTTGCTAAAGATCCATACATCTCATTAATTAATATTAATCCTGCTACATATTCTATATCAGAGTTATTATTAAGAGCTGGTAAAGGTATACAAACATTCTCATTCTTAGCACAACCAGTGTTAGTTAAATATGCTAATTTAGTTAATGCTCATAATGGTATATATTTAGAGCAATCTGAAAAAGATATGTCTATATAGAAATATCAACAAACTAAACTATCAGAACTAAGGAACGAGTATAGAGATAAATTAAAAGAATCTTTATCACAAGTAGAATCTGATAAATCTCTTTCTAAAGAACAAAAAGCTGATATTAAGAATAAAATATTAGTTTTATTATCTAATGATACAAGAGATGTAGCTAAGGCTATAGAGGATAGTAAGATTGTGTTTGATTATGACGAAGGTATTTATTCTATACAAAATCCAGACTCTTATAGGAGTCATATGATGTAGTTATATTCTATATTAGCATTCTAGAACTTAACTAAGTTTGCAGACGCATTAGAACAACTTGTACAGTGTTCTTAGGTAGATACGAAAAAGTTCGGAAATAGTATTACAGATCATTGGAATTTCTATAACAAATATGAATAGTTTAAGTATTTACATAAAGATCCAGATTCAAAAGATGCCATAATATGGAAAATAAATGAAGAATCTCATAGTAATCTTGAAAACGAAGATGCTTTAGATTATTATTTCGATAAGTTATGGATTTCTGATAAACTTAGTAAAGCTACATAGCTTACGAGAGGTATATTAAAAGATCAGTTGTTTACAGCTACTGATGAATATAATGTGTTATATCATTCAGTTATGTATAATCTTCTTGGTGATCCATTTGGATTTAAAGGAGAAAATAATCAGTATAATTTTTATAGATCTACAAGCGATAAGAAGTTTATACAAGCTATTAGTTCTTCTATAAATGCTATAGCAAGACATAATATGCTTATTAACTCTAAGATTTTAGCAAAGAGTGAAGATGAAAGTTATACAGGATATATAGACTTTACTATGAACGGCGATAAAGACGCTGTATTTAATAAAGTAATGTAGCTTGTATATAGCAATCCTCAGTCTGAAGATAAATATTATCATAAGAGTATATTTTAGAACTATGCGAACTTTATTTATAAACTACAGAATGGATTGTTAGGAAGCGAATTTAATGACTTGTTAGACGATGCTGGTAATATAAATAATGAATTCTTAAACTATTATATATCTAAGATAGATAATAAGTTCTAGATCGGTAGATTTACTACTAAGATGTCTTATATTAACGTAGACCCTAATCAGAGATTAGTATTACAATCCGCATTGTATCAATTATTAACTCATAGTAACAGCTATGTAAGAAGATTATTTAGAGACATTGTATTCTATGATTATTATTCTACATATAATAATGATTCATTTAGTTCTATATTTGATTTAGTTCCTATATAGTTCAAAATGCAGTATATTTAGAGTATAACTGATTCTATGAAGTCAGAAGATTTAATTGGTAGAATATCAGAGAATAGTGGCAAGATTAATCCAGATGAATATATAGATACTATATGTAGAAATTACTGGTATAATGATAAGATTGTTCCTGTTTACAGTTTAACACAATAGGCTTTTACTTAGACAAAACTTGGTGCTGAAAAGTATTTACTTCCTAATTACGTGAGTGGAAATAGAGTTCCTGGCGCTATAATAACATCAAAGGGTGGTAATCATCCATATTTTAAAGTATATGTAGGTAATAAACACTACTTGTACAAAAAGATAGGTAGCGTTATGAAAGGTAATAGTTCATATCGTGATATTTATATTATATCTCCAAAGTTAGGTATTCATCAAGGAGGTAATCATCAGTATGAATTCTATACAGGTTCTTTAAATGAATCAATATTTGACGATAACTTATTACCTGAAACATTTAATTACGGCAATGTTGAAGAAAGTGTAATTAATTACATAAATCAACTTAAGCCTATTGGTAAGGGTAATAATGCAGTTAAATTGAAGTATAAAGAATATAATGCTGCGTTTACTGGATTTAGTAACGCTAACTATTATAAAGTATCAGAGCAACAAAAGAATAGTTATGACTTAACATAGAATTCTAAAGGTGATGTTAGAATTATATATTCTAATAATCCTTAGAAGTATGCAGAATCAAGAAGTAATCTTAAGATTAATATAAATGATCAACAAAATACTGGTATTAATATAGATTCTAAACATGATGTAACAAGAGTTGTAGATGACATTATTTCAAGCCTTGGTAACTTCGATAAAGATAATTAGAACTTAAATATATACATCAATGGTAAACTTGGTGATTTTAATATAACAGATAATGATAGATCTGAATATATTAGTAATCAACTTAGTTATATGGTAGAAAGATATAAATTAGAATATCCAGATGCTACAGTTGATGATATAAACGAAGTTCAACAACAATTCTTAGCAGATATACAAAGTAAAGTTGATGATAGTATCAAACAACTTAAGAATAATTAGTTTGTTGATAGAATTATAAAAGATTTACTTGTAAGAGGTTATTCTATAAGTAGTATATACGCTGATGATTTTAACGGTATTGGAGAAGCAGCTGTAAGGTCAGCTTAGCTAAATCAAGAAGATTTTACTACTGCTCAGCCAGCTTATATTATATATGATAGGAATAAATACACTCAAGATAATATGTCTAACATAAGTGAAAGTATATCTAAGTTTGATAGTGAAGATTTCTTAACATCAGAACAAGATGATAATTTGCTAACAGAGTTGAAAGATATTAATGACGGCAAAGATAAAGCTATTGAAGATGTTAGAAAAGATATTATTAAAGATGAGAATGATATTAGCGATATGCTTAGCGGGTTAAAACAAATAGACGATAATAGTAGTATTGGTTTGACTGATGATTTTAATCACGAAGACAATAATAATATTGATGATATGCTTGGAGGTTTAAAACAAATTGAAGGTGATCTTATATAGCATGATGATGATAAATTTGAAAAAGATGCTATGGATAATTGTTTACAATAATAAAAACTGATTAATTATGATAATATGTCCTAATTTACATAATCCTTAGGTGGCTAAGGAATTTAACGAATTAAAAGAAGCCACAAGTGAAAAGGCTGCCTATCATATTTGGTCAGCTAATAACGGAAATAGTATAGATAAAGCCCCAAATGGGGCTTAGTCTATATTGTTTGATCAACTATTATAGCAAACAAAAGGTAACCGTATTGAAGCCATACGTATAAAATCAAAGATATATCAAAGAGATTTTACTAATTGGTTTGGAGATTGGATTAACGATCCGAAAAACTCATCTAAAGCAGTGGATGTTAACGGTGAGCCAATGATTGTTTGGCATGGCACAGATAAATTGTTTGACACATTTGATCAAAATGCTACAGATGATAAAGAAAAGCATTTAGTACATGATAAGAATGCATTCTTTTTTACAGATAGAGAAGACAAGGCTTTTAAGTATGGTAACAAATACACTATTCCAGCATATCTAAATATGAGAGAGGTTGGTAATAGTGATATGACTAGTGGAAAGTTTAGAACTGTTAATGAGTATCGTGAATATGAGAATGGTATATTAAAAAATGATAAATATGATTCTGCTATATTTGTTAGATACGACAAAGAGGGAGATAATCATGGGTTTACACCTACAACTTAGTATGTTGTAAAGAATAACAATTAGATAAGATCTATTGTAAGTAATGACTTTTCTTCTAAAGACGGTAATATTTATGGTAATAAAGTAATACAAAAATTACAAGATAGATCCATAGATAAACCATTTAAACAGTCTGAAGATATGCCTAATTCTATAAGAGAGTTTATAGAAAAACATAATCTTAAGATTAAACTTGCAAAAGCTAGCCTATATGATACTTTCGGGGGAGCTACTTCTTTATTGAATCAAGGAGAAGTTGTTACGTCAGGCGTTATTATACAAGGTGCTATAAAGAATAATACTATATCATCAACTAAATTACCTATAGCGAACCTTTTGCAAGGTCATAAAGTTCCTATAAAATTAATGTAGTTAGATGAAAATGTTATCGTTACTTCATTTTCAGACGAAAATGGTAAAACTGTAATCGCTATAAATTAGAATGCTGTAGATCAAGTATCAAATGAATATTTAGCAAATGCTGTATTACATGAAGTTGCTCACGCAGTTACCGTAAGCTTTATTAATAAGCCAAAAACAGAATTGTAGAGTAGACTTAAGGAATTGAATAGTCAACTACACGGAATATTTGACAAATTCTTTGATAGTAGCAAATTTGATAGATATGATGCTAGTGGTCTATATTATGGTCTTTCTAATGAGAAAGAGTTTATAGCAGAGTTTATGACTAATAAAGATTTTAGAGACATTATATATGGAGCTGCTGTTAAATTAGACCAACAGAATAATAATACTTCTATACTTGGAAAACTAAAAAACTTTATAAATCGTATATCCAATACTTTGTTAGACACTAACTTATTTAAAGGTTATAATGAAAAATTACTCAATGAATATTCTAATAAACTAAAAGCACATCTTTTAAATATAGATACTATAAAAAATACAGATAAAGACCCTGCTAAGATATACAGAATTATATATGCTAACACAGATCCTGTATTATATGGAAATCAATAGGCTTTTGATATTAATTAGATGCTGTCAAGATAGTTAAAATCTTTCGAGTAGAATAATTTTATAAATGTTGATTAGTTATAGTCTACATCTGGTAAAAAAGATACTGCTGAATAGGCTAAAAAGAAACTTGATGCATTATCTTTAAAGATAGCCAGAGGTTTAAGTCAAAGATTAAAAGCTGTAATGTCATCAAATATAGATGCTGATTAGAAGTCTAAGATATAGAAAGAACTTGACTTATAGATTAGTTTATTCCAGCAAGGTCAAGAACGGGCCTACAGGGCTTTAATTTCTACAATGTCATAGTTAGCACCACAATTATTAGACGACTCGTTAGAAGTGCTTAAAATGTCTAGCAACAACCAAGCTATATAGGCTTCTGAATTACAGTATCAAATACATGATAACTTTGGTCTATATTCAAAGATATTATAGAGTGTTACAGAAACATTAGAATCTGCAGAAGTTGTTTCTTAGTTAGAAGACCAGCAAAAGAAATCTAGTCTTACAAAAGATGCTGTATTTGGAGATGTTAACGATCTTATATCTATGATTAAAAAGTGCCAATCTATTTGTGATGGCGCTAATGCATCTTTACATAATATCTTAATAAATACTACCAGAGATATACTTGTTGGTGTAGGTAACGAAACACACTCTATAACAATGGGTGAATATCTTGATTCTTTAAAAGAGATTGGCTACGACACTGGTGTATTCTACAAATATGGTGGTATGACAGACAAGGTTAAAGACGATGGTATTCGCGCTATAACATATTTAGTAAATAAAGCTCTAAATAATTCATAGAAGATGTCAAATGAGAAGAATATAAAGTTATTAAAAGCATTTAATAACTTAGGATTTGGAGAATCTCATTTAGATTTATATGAAAAAGACGAAAGTGGAAGAACTACTCAATATCTTGTAAGAGATCTTAACTATGGTAAATTTCATAACGATTATCACAAATTTCTTAAAGATTTAAATAAGAAAATATCTAAGAAGTATGGAATAATATTAGATCCAGCTAATAATATAGCTCCAGATGACAATGAACAAGCTAAGATTGAATGGAATGACGCTTTGAACGATTGGTTAGATAAAAATTGCGAAAGACCTTATAAGAAACAATTTTATGTAGCTTATTCTAAGTTGTCATCTGATACAAAATATGAATGGGGTTTATTATCTAAATAGATAAGAACTCTTAAAGAAAAAGTATATGATGAATCTGATGGTTATTATCATTATGATAGACTTGATGAAAAAGATAGGTCGCTATTAACAGAGTTGAATATATAGAAAAGAATGTTGATGAGTGATCGTGATTATCAAGGCAATCTTAAAGAAGGTGATGAACTTAGAAAGGCTAAAGAGTTACAATAGTTACACAAAGATCTTTATGGAACTGATAATAAGCGTAAGATAAAGAGAGATGCTGAAGCGTGGTCTAAAGCGAGAGATAAAGTTATAGAAGAATGTGGTGGTTTTGCTTAGTTTAACAAAGCATTAAACAATGAAGAAAACTCTTTCGACATGCAACGTCTTATAGACTGGGACAAAATGAATAGTAAAAGAGTTCTTAAGCAAGACGACGAAGGTAATATATTACTATTTAAACGAATAGAAGAAGAGTCTGGTGATATTGAGTACGATATAGATGGTGATGGCGGAGCTAAATATAATGAAGTAAAAGAATAGATTCGTAATATATTATCTATATATAGAGATTTTACTACTGGAGAAATTGCTTATCAAAGTATTCCTTAGGGAGAAAAGATACGTCTAAACAAACTGGCAAAAGAATAGAATAGACTTAGAAATATTTCTAAACGTCAAAATAAGACACTTAAAAAACAACTATAGAAGAGAGCTAAATTATTTAATAAGTATTCTCGTACAGAATTTACAGAATATTATAAATAGGCTAAAAAGAAAGCTGCTCAAATGGATATGGAGTATCCTGGTACGTATGATGATTTCTTAGCAAGCACATCAACACTTGGTTACGATGAATATACTGGATAGGAGACTCTTACGCCTCTTAAATGGTTTACAAAAATTGTAGCTAGACCAGAATATGAAGATGAATTCATGGAGTTTATTCCAGGAGATGGTTGGATTGAGCATTCTGAAAACGAACTTGCAAATCCAAATTATGATAAAGAAAATACATCGTTCTTACAGCCCAAGAGATATGAAACTGATGAAAATGGTAGGCCTATAAAGAGTAAACCGATGTATGACAATACAAAAGCGTTCAACAAAGTTAATAAATCCAAGAATCTCAAAGCATTATACGATTTGGTTTTACAAACTAATCGCGAGATAAATTAGCTTTATGATAGATAGTCTTTTGATGAGTATCTACTTCCTGGAATAACTGGTAGTATATTTAAGTATTAGAAGAATAAGACTAATTTATCTTCTGGTGTACTTCAATATGTAAAAGATGAAGTTGGTATTGGAGATCAGAGTATACAGCAAGATTCAGATTATGCACAAGATGTACAGCGCATCATGTCTAAGACAGATGATTTTGGTGATTTGGTAAAACAAAGAGCTCTTCAAATATCAGATGGTACTCGTCCAGATGGTTCTGAACTAAACATGATTCCAAGATATTACACGGCAAAACTTGATGATCCATCACAACTTAGTTCAGACCTTATTGGAATGATGGCTGAGGCTTATAAATTAGCAAGTGATTATCACTTTAAATCTGAAGTAAAAGATCAATGTGAAACAGTTGCTGACATGATGAAGAATCGTGATGTGTATAAGAATAAGTCATTGAAGTTTTGGGAAAAACAAAGAATTGAAGGCTCTAAATCTAATACGTATCAAATTGCCAAGAAATTCCTATAGATGAACTTGTATAACATTAGATCTTCTGATGTGTCAACCGCAATACCATGGTTTGGTGGAAAGAAGTTAACTGTAATTCACTGGAATAAATTAGCTAAGTTATTTGGTAGAATAGTAACCGCTATAAACCTTGGTATGAATATAGCTGTAGCTCAAGTTGGTTTCTTAGACGCATACAGAGCCCATATAATAAATGCTATTACTGGTAGAAAATATGGATTTGCTGAAGCTGCAAAAGCTGCTGGTATTGTATCTGCTCATATATTTAAGAATTTCTTAGGAGCTAATTATATTGCTAATAGATTATCAAATGATAAACTAATGCTTATATGTGAATATTTTAATGTATCAGATCAAGGCGAAAAGAAAGCTAAGAATTCAAACAGGAATAGGCTTGTTAATGCAGTAAATGATAATTATGTATTTGGCATGTTATCTGGGTTTGACTTTCTTGTTAAATCACAAATAGCTACATCTGTACTATTGTCGTATAGATATTATAAAGGAGATTTCTATACAAAAGAAGATATGGATATAAACTTGTTTAAAGCTTCTAAAGAAGAGAAAAAACAAGCTATGAAAGAATGGAGGAATGGAAAAACAGCCTATAGTATACTTTCCGCAAAGGATAATTCTCTTAATGTGGAAGGTGAATATAAAGAAGCGTTTGAACGTTCTGAAAATGTAATGCGAAACAGAATTATTAAATATTCAGAATCCGCTGATGGTATGATGACGCCTACACAAAAAGCCCAAATAACTACTACAGTTATAGGTTCCTATGCTATGATTCATAGACAATACGCTCCATTGATGATGTCTGAAAGATTTGGTAATACGGTATATGACATGGATACTCAACAAATGGATGGTGGTATATTTAGATCTGGTGTTAAAGGATTTTATTATATAGCAAGAACTCTTGCAAAATTCTTATCTGGAAGCGTTGTTAATATGTCTGTAAAGAAAGGTTATGTTGATGCTAAGGATTATTATAATTCTAAGTTTAATAACAAAGATTCTATAAAAGACTATATGGAAAGTAGATATATCAACTATGCGACAAAGCGTATTATTACAGAAATTGCAGTAGGTAAGACTATTTCAATCTTTGCTTCTATAATTGCTAATTCTGCTAAAGGTGAAACAGATAAAGATAAACGTAGGCGATTATATTTACTCGCATATATAATGCATAGATTAGAATGGGAATCTTTAACACCGTATAGAGCTGATGATATGTTCAACAACATCAAGTCACCAACAGCAGCAACGAGTGTTACTGATAAAATTGGAGACGTTTCTGAAGTGTTTATGAGAACGTATTTCCCATCAATGTCAAATAGCCTATATGATACTTTTCAAAATACAAAAACCCAGAATAAGTATAATCCTACTGTCTCAAGAGGAGAATACAAAGGTTGGTCTAAAACAAATAAAGCATTATTTAAGCTATTACCTTATCATAATTTCTATGAATAGGTATACGGTTCTGAAGCTAAAGATAGATACTTTGTAAATCAAATTATGAAACAAAACGATTAATATAAAAAATAAACCCAGACTACTCTCACGAGTGGCCTGGGTTTTTCATTACACTTACTTTCTCCAAAAATCAAAACATTCTTCAATTCTATTATTAGGCAACATGCCAACACCAGACTTATATACAGTATCTGCACACAAGACAATATTTATAGGTATTATGAATTTATAAAATCCATCAATAAAACCGTAGAAGCTCTTCTCTTTGGATAACGAAAAATATATCCAATGTCTATGCTTAGCACTATTAGTTGTTAATCTAATATATAAGTAAGTATTTAAACCTTCTTTACTAATATAGGCATTTGATAATATATTTTCTGTAATCACTCCCTTAGTTTTTATTACTAAAGGAATGATATACAATATATTTTTATTTAACATATAGAACTAGTATCCTGTGGATTATTATAATCTTCAATACACAAGGAATCATCAAAACTTTCAATACATAAAGTATCTTCAAAAGCATTAACTACTAATTCATCGTCAAACTTGTTTTCTACGTTATAAATGTGACTCATAGGTTCTTTTATTTATAAATTTAACTTTTCACTTCCGTCACCAGTATAATATTCAAGTGTATGTTCCCACTTGTCATTAGTCTGATGCCAGCGTATTTGTTCTAACACATTAATAATAGTACTTAACCTACTATTAACCTGCGTTTCAGTAAATTCAAAAACACGTATTTCATTACTTCCAGTTGTGTCTATACCGATGATATAATACTTGAATTCCCAATCAACAGTTGGTTCTTCTTTTAATACATTTACGATATACCACATTAAAGCATGTTTGTAAAAACACAATTGCCTTAAATAGTCATAATGATTCATAGATTCTTCAAAACAACCTATATTTACAGTTGTCTTCAAATCCATCAAAGTACATACTTTGTTCTTAAAATCAAAATGAACACTATCAAGTAATGATTTACAATCAACTCTACACATATTCCAATTTATATGGAATTCATGGTGAAGTTCATCCTCTTGTCCAATATACTCATTCTTAAGTAACTTAGACGCAAGTTTATGTTTCTGAATGTTCTCAGCCACCTCCATTAGCATCTTAGCGTCATATGGAGATATAATCTCTCGATTATCATTTATCTTAAGGTACTCTATATAATCAGAGTACTCCTCAGCCATTTTAAGAGCCTTAGGGAGCACCAAATCGTCTGACTTGGGTAAACCCTTGTACGACGCACGATATGCGCTTAGAACGGCTTTATTTGGCTCTATTTCAATACTCTGTGCAAGTTCCTGACAGAACTTCTCCTGCTGTGCTGAAGAAGGTCTACTTTTATCCCATACAACATAGTTTTTATGGAATTCTTCAGGCTGTAACAGATATTCGTGAATCATAGTTCCACGAGCTAATTGGCGACCTGTTTCGCCTTCAGCTTTACCTGTTAGCATAGAATGTAAATAGGCTGGCCCTTTCTTCAAGAACCAGCCTATGTTAGAGTTACTTACACGAGTCATGTCCTCGTAGTAAGGTACAGTTATCTCCATATTACTTTACAGATAAGTTCATATCGTTAAACAGCTCTTCAAATGTATCCTTAGGATTTTCGTTTATCTCTTGAGCAAACGAACTTACATTATCAAAGCTAACACAACCAAAACGACTAACAATGAAATCAAGTACAGACTTAACCTCATCTTTAGATTTCTGAAAGCGATTAAGAATCTTTTTCATAAACTTATCATCACTTTCACTTGAATACACCTTCTCTGGTAATTTCAGACTTGGTGCTTCAGATAAAGTAAGCCTTTCCTCATACCTGTCATAGCTTACTGTGTAAACTGATCCAGGCTGTAAGTCATAGTCTAATCCATCAGTACTAAACTTAAATGAAATACTATTACCTACCTTTATAAACTTACCTTTATTGTTTTTCTTTTCCATAATTCTTTTGACTTAAAAGTTCTTGAATCATTTCATCTACTTGCTTATGATTTCTCACAAGGTAACACTTCATTTTACTTCTGTGTTGTTTCAAGTAGTATTTGAATAGCTTCCATCGTAACGGAAAACTATCACCCATCAGGCCTTTACATTCTACGACAAACCCCTTTCCTATAAAATCTGGAAGATATGTCATAGCTCGTATTTTCTCCTGATTGTACTCGAATTTTGGTAAGAGAGTGAAATGCTTTGGCTCATATTCTACTGGTATTCCAGCATTCATAAAAGCTTCATAAGTATAGCATTCGAGCTTACTACGAAAGTGTAAACCATACTTATCGACCTTAGTCGCATTCCTAACTCTCCCTTTAGATTTTTGTGGCATACTCAACAAAGTTTACACCATTTTTATTCTTGGAAAATCCTGCATTAAGTAATTCTACTCCACTCTTATCAGATACTGTTACATACTCTGTATCGTTACCTTCTATATATCGTATGCGACCATTCTTCATCTTTATAGTTGGAGATGTTTTGTACATTAGAGTAAACCCTAACATACCTCCAATTATTCCGAACGAAATAGCCAGAATCAATGTTTCAATCATACTTCTTTAATGTTTGTGAAAGCCAATCTTTTACAGTATTAAAACCATTAGATTTTACTGCATCTGATATGTCTTTCGATTTAAACTTCTTATGAACGAAGAAAGCATCAAATTTATACTCTTTACTATACTTACGAGCTCTTAACATTCCTGTTTGATCTCTATCATATAGTATAAGAATATGTTTCCATTTACTCCTCAATGATTTAATAATATTGTCTGGAATAAATGTAGTTTCGCTTGAAGCTGCGATTGCATTATAACCCATCTCATATAAACACATAACATCTTTTAAAGACTTTGTGATTATCAAGAGATTACCTCCATCCTTAGGCAACTCGGCTAACCCCTGAACATACTCATTTGTCAAATTAGTACGCCATTTAGTATACTTGGATGCTAAAGGTCGATAAATCTTAAATCTATCATATACCTTATATGCATACATAGGATTAGTTTCTTTGTAGGTTCCTCTGACGACTCTATTACAAAGAAAGTATTTAATGCTAAACACCTGATATCTCTTTAGCGTATCAAGTGAGATATGAAATTGCTTCCAATATCTTTTATCTATATCTGTGAACGGTTGTCTAACGATTCCTATATCCATAACATTACTTACGTTCTGGGTGTAAGTCTGTTGACGTATAGACATATTAGGATTCATTTTACGAACTATCCTCAGTAATTCCCTTTCAAACTCTTCTCTTGTTTCTATCCCTTTGATTAACTTAACGAATTTTAGAGCGTTACCTCCATCTCCAGTACCGTGGTCCTTGAAGAACAATCCGCCTTGTTTACCACGAAATATAGCAAAAGAGGGATTCTTATCATCATTCCTTAATGGACTGTTGATAAGTTTCCCTATTTTTATACTACCTAAGTAGTATGTATAGATACTTTCATCATCCAACATAGACAACAAGTCTTTAAGACTCATTGTAATTGCTGTTTTTGTACTATACATTTGACTTATAAGTTCTTGTTAGTGTAGGTATCATGAGAATCGAACTCATGCTTGTTCCAAAATACCCCCAAGGTGCTACCACCCTTTCTTTTTACGAATCCTATTATAGGATAGTCTTAGAAAGTCTTTAATCAGCTTATCATCATAAAAACAATCTACATTTTCTTTAAACTGTACGTCTCGAGCAACTCCGTACTGATTATCTATATAATTAAATACGGCTTGTCCGACTCTCCAGCTTTTAGGTTTACGATTATTTGCGTAATCTAAAACCTCTTCTTCAAAATCTTTACGTTCCATAGTAATAATATTTTGGTCAAGATCAGTGGACTCGAACCACTCCAGTATCCTCGATACGAGTCGGCTAAGCCAGCTCCTAACTTCCAGTTAGCATATCCTGTAATAGGCCATTTATTTGCGTTCTAAGCGTCTCAAACCATTTCTCTTAACAACTACACAAAGTCTATGCTTAAACGTCTTAAATCGCTCCTAAATAGCCTTAAATCAAACGCGCCCTCTCCGTGTCAGAGCAAGAATACACTTAACGCAGGCATAACCTTATTACACGTCACTGTTGTTTGATTTGTGGGATGAGGAGGAATCGAACCTCCTATATGAAAAGTTATGGCAGTGAAACATATTACCATACATCCCGTGTGAGGTTTTTACAGAACCTCAAAACTGTCTTGGCGTCGCTAGAGATACGGACATCACTCACGTAAATCATATTCTGCACCAAGCTTGCTTGGATGTATCCACCAGTGACTATTTACCATTAAAATGGAAGGTCATCACTACCTGATGCCTGAGTACTATCAGCATTTGTAGCTGAAGCAAGAGGATCTGTTGATTTCTCAACATCTGCGACTACCTGTCGCTCAAAACTGTCACGAGAGAACTTCTTAATCTCTGTCTCAGCCTTATCCATAGGCTCAACAAAGATACCGTTCTTAGATACCTGAGTATAGTTATTCTTGTCGTAAACAACCTTCAGACGTAAAGCCTTCTTAGTTGCTACCATAGGAGATAGAGTCGCCTGTACCCAATCTATCATCTCCTTGAAAGTGTTAAACTCACCTTCAACGTTAGGGAGATAACAGTTGATAACCTGCATAATTCGACCAAACTGTAAGTTATCACGACGCTGCAAATCCTCGTCGGTCTTAACCCACATGCTCTTTTCGTTCTTCCACTCTGTCATTGTTGCGGTTTTACCCTCACTATTCTCGAATGTAATTTCAAGAAAATCATGACCGTTTGGAGACTTCTTAGCCTCTACAGATTTCAAGAATACGTTCTCATTAATGCCAGCTGGCATATAAGAACCATTAGACTCGTTGTTATTCGTAACAGCTGTACTTGTACTATACATAATTTCTTAATTTTATTGAGTTATAACTTCTTAAAATAATAGGGATTAATCCTTATAAACCTTATCCCAATAGGTTGTTATGCTTCCATCATCGTTTCCTTTGGCGATGACTATATCCTGTCCTCTTAGGTGTGGAGCACGGGCCTCCTTAATAGAACCATCTCCTCCTTTGAAACTTATATGAGTCTCATTTCCCTTTCGGTAAACAAGACCTACTGCATCAGCTTCTCCACATACAATTGCAGAGAGCTTTCCAACTAAGTCAAGTGCCATTTCTGACAACTCTTCTCCGTTGTTATCAATCTGTACATCTTTAACATGCCCGACCAATATGAATTCATCACAAAGTTCTTTAAACATGTCAATTACCTTACGTACTGCCTGTCTAATATAGAAATAGCCAGAACCGTTAGGCAATGTACGAACGTCGTCTCCCTTCCAGTTCTTTCCAACTGGACTTTGACGATATAAAGTAGCAGCATAACTTAAACAAATCTCCTCTAATCGAGTAGCATTGTCTATTGTAATACGGTTATAGAAATTATGCCCTACTTCTTTATTCTTAGCTCTAATGGCTTGAGCAGCTTCTCCTAAATCACTAATGTTACGGCATTGTATTGCCATAGCATCAATGAATGTAGAACCACCTTCTAAGTCTATGATCAAGTTATTTTCTAACTGTGCCAATGCTGATGTCTTACCAGATTTTGGACGACCATAGATAATTAAGAAACGCGGATTAACTGAAACTGCTGGAACTTTAGATGTAGGTAATGTAATCATTAACTCTTAGGTTTTAGATTATTTATTAATCTCAATATTGATATTGTGACTGTTAGTGTAAATATCAATAATGATCTTCTTCTTTGGAGCACTCAACGTATTCAAGAATGCAAGATTCTCAAAATCGTCGTATGTGTAAATGTCACGGTCAATCTGAATCTCGTCATCGTAGAAGATAACTGGAATGCCCGCTAGCTTATAAACCTTACCAAATGTAAATGGGAAAGTCTTCTTCTTGCCATAGTTAGCAAGGAATGATGCTGCCTCTGCAAACTCGTTGCCCTTCAGTGAAGCAGTGCTGGCCTTGAAGATCTTTGCATCTTCCTGCTTAGTCTTGTAATCCTTGAGATATGAATTAGTCTCTATTAGATTATCAAGAATAATGTCATCGAGAACCTCAGAATAGTCTGTAGGCTTATTCTTCTTGAGAAAGGAAAATGTGAAAAACTTCTTAATATTGTTGTTACTATTGTTGCCAGTTGTAAAAGTATATGTATTCATAAAATTTCAGCCTTAAAATGTTTTACAATTGACGCTTATACTTCTATCAGATTATTGAACGCAAGGTCATTCTCGAATTCAAGTATACATGGTTTTCCCGCATCGCGGTTCTTTAACATGTGTATGTATACTTTGTTAGAAGTAGGTAAATGATTCGGACCGTATTCTTGGATGCCCAATATTTCTGGTCTGTGTATAACGCAAACGTAATCGCTTGCTTGAAATATAGCGTCTGATGATGACAAATCACTTCTCATAGGATAATGACTTGTTGGATTGTTTATTCTCTCAGAAGATTCTATGTTTCTGTTCATCTGGGCAAGCTGTATAATACTTGTCATTGGTAGCTTCTTAGCTTGTATGAACACTCTTTCTAACTCACTTATAGTTTCTAATACAGATCCTACTTGCTTTGTTAGTAACGCATGGTCGTATACTATCAAGAAATGCTTGTTAGTTCCTTTAACATACGTGTCATAGAATTGGAATATTATGTCTTTAACTTGCGTGGGAGTAGTAGGACTATCTACAAAGTAAATAGGGTACTCCTTTAGCTTATTGGTTACCGATACGACCATTCTGAAGGTATTGTCGTCCAGGTCCTTTTCAGAACTATACAGAGTCGAAGTCGTTCTTCTTAGCTTATTTGAGAGCGTCCTTCCAACCTGCCTAAAACCAACCATCTCTAAAGAGAAGTTTAGTACTATAACATCTTCTGATTCATTTAAATCAATCACGTCTGTGGTAATTAAGTTCGCAAACGAACTCTTTCCACTTCCAGAGATACCTGCAATGGTAAGCACAGTGTTAGGCTCTATTCCACCCATACACTGCTTGTTAAACTTATTCCATCTTGTTTTTAAGCTGACGATTTTATGTTCACGTCTGCCTGCAATATATTGAACAGCTTCATTCGCAACTACAGACATAGGACGTATCAAATTAGATAAGTTCTGTTCCATATGTCTCTGTATTTTGCTCTTGCTGTTCACTTAGCATCTCTTCTTCAATTTCTTCCCACTGATGGTCTTGTAACCATCTCCACATAGTCTTCATATATCCTATTTTGCCCAGCTTGGTTTTCTTCTCAAGTTCCTTAACTAAGCATTTGTTAATATGTTCAGCTTTGGTATAGCTTTTACTAACATAGGAGTTATAAAGATTTCTGCATTTATTCTTATTCGTTCTAAGATAGACTTTTTCTCCATCTGGACGAACAACATAAACTGGGTACATATCGTAAAACTGATCAAAATAGCTACGATCTGGTTCGATATAAGCTGTAAGCTTTTCAGATTCTTGATATGTAATTGAATTCCCTCTCTCTATCGAGGTAATAAGTCCTTGTTCGATTAAGTATGATATTTCGTCGTCGCTAATTAGGCTGACAATTTTGCGGACGTCTTGATTATTGGCTTTTTGATTCTTATCCAATACCATACTTAGGAAGACTAATTGATTTAAATTTAGTTTATCTGGATAATCCAGAAGTTTTGTGTTTAATTCAATAATCATACTTTTATACTCTTTGGTTAACAAGTCTGATCGTCAAACAAACTCAGTTGTACACTCTTAAGCTCGCTAATAATTTTGCTTGCTTTAGATATGTAGTACTGATAGTTTATATGACGATGCTCTATAGGCTTTTCGTCATACGTATTCAAGATAGTAACTCCTGATTCTGTCAAAAGATTTATGTCTGTATATTTCTTTATATCAACTTTCTTGCCTTGATAAGAAAACTCAAACTCTCTTAACTTCTCATTATATTTTCTCTTGAATAAATAATAATCGTTTGTAGAAGCGTAAAACCTATTGATTCTTTGTACTTTCTCACTTCCGTGATATACATCGAACTTTTTGGCTACACGCTGACCAATCATAAAGTCTTTAATATCTTTATCAGACATTATAAACTCTTTAACTGGTTGTTTTGTAAGAAAATAATTTATAACCGCTTTAGAAATTACGACTGGTGCTAATCCTTTCCCAAGCTTGGTCTCGGTTATAAACATTCCTTTCTTTTCTATCAGATTAGGGTCTTTGGATTCAGAGTATCCCTTAATGATACCGAAATAATCATTAATTGCGTACTGATAAAACGCTTCATAATCATTGCTTTCAAATACAAGTTGTGTAATAGCTTCTACTTCTGTAATAGCTTCCTGAATTCTATTACGATTCTCTTCCTTGGCTATGTACACTACACCATCTGTGTTAGCTTGTATGATCCTACAATCTAACTCCAGCAAACGTTCTATTAACATAAACAAGATCAACTGTCCATTGATTCTTATTCGGAAGACGTTAAATGGATCGTATAACCAACTTGATTCTTCTTGCATTTTCCCCGTTACAGCGTTAAGAGCAAGTTTTAGCGTCTTGTCCTTAAGTTTCTGTCGATTATGTTTTGCATAAATTCTGTCGTTATAAACGTCAGTGTAGACCTGCAAAAATTCTTTTCCTACACGACTTGGAGCAAGGTTGTATTTAATTAACAACGATGGGTACATCGACGCCACATCACTGTGCCCAATATACTCATTCTCGTTAGGACGGAAGATTTCTGGTTTGTTGATAGAATGTAATCCACCAACTCCAACAGAATAGCCTAAATTTGAGAGAACAAACTTCTTCTCATAGCCTTTGCGTTCATGCGAATCTACTACTTGTTTTTTCATATCTTCGAGAACGTCTTGTAATTTCGGATTTTTATATTGTATAAAATGGAAAATCACATCCTTTAACTTTATGTCATCAACTGGCATTTGATTTTTTTTGAGTTCTTTTATATCTGCGCCTGTTTTCTCACAATAAAGTTTAGCAAGGATGGATTCTCCAATTTTTACTCCATCGAAAGACAAACATGGAATTCCATATTCATCTTCAATGTACAAACGAAGTTTTATATCTTCTTCAAGTCTACCTAATAGATCTGTAGTAGATTCAACATCGTTTATATTGTATGCAATCATTTCGTCAATATCAGAGTCTTCGATTGGTAAATCAAATGAACCTGAATATTCCTGAACGTTTTTATAGTGCATAGTTAATTGCATTTCTTTAAGACCTACTCTTAACTTTGAACTAAATTGCATAGTTAAAAGATCCATAGAGTTGAATTTATTTGCATATTTCCATCTCTTGAATCTTTCTACATCTCCGTCTTCTGATTCTATTATACACTTAGACAATTTATATAACGACCTACAGGCTTCTTGACTGGTTCTATGACTCAATTGTCTTTGAAGATCTATAATATAGTTTATAACCACGTCGTCATAATGCTTATTGTTATAACCGCAAAAGATTATATCTTTAGAAACGAAAAAATCAACTAACTCTGTTAGCTGATTCTTTCTATTAGATATTTCAAAAAGTAATAACTCTTGTGTTTCTGTGTCTTTACATGTACAATGAAAACAGTTTGGGAAAATCTCTATGTCGTATGTAACGACTTTAAAGTTTCGTATAAACATGGTTCAAAGACTCTAAGTTAAAACAATGTGGACCAGATAGGGCTTGAACCTATGACCTCCAGATTATGAGTCTGTTGCTCTAACCAACTGAGCTACAAGTCCTTTTTAAAGTGTTGGTGGGACGAAGAGTGTCACCACCAGCACTGTTATGCTGCTATACTAAGCAACACCTTGCGTTCGTATGTATAATCAACTGACTTACATTTGTATCCTGACTTAGACACATCTTTAAGTGCTTCTCTACATACGTCTGCTACAGTATCTTTCTTAACGAACCGTTTCCCAGCAAACTTACATAATGGATAACCAATTGTTATTGGATCCATATTTGGATATGAATAGACTCCTCCACCCATATCTATCATAGGCACAATCAATGCCTTTTTGCGGTCATACGGTAATACTGTTTTGTCATATATCGAAACTACGATATCTCGAAAATGTTCAAGAGCTTTATCTCGCTCTTCTTTCCATGGTTCAAGGAATTCGTTCTTAAACAAATCCATTTCATCACATGGTGCTGGGTTTTTGCGTACCCATTTTGCAAGCTTATGCTGAGCTAATCGCTCCATAAAGTTTGCACTTCCAATACGTTTGATAACAACTCGTTCGCTCATAACTTTAGTTTCTGATGGAACGTCAAAGTAGTCTACACAAGCACCCCAACTCTTCATACGTTCTTCATAGTTCTTACACTTACCTTTAGTAAGCATATACCATGGTTGTTTCTTTGAACGTACACAGAAGTGAGCTTTCAAGTATGCTTTACGATTGTTCTTTACTGTGTTATATATAACGTTTGGGTCTGATATGTTTGGTTGCAAATTCTTATCCATTTTGATAATGATTTAAATAGTTACGTTCTAAGACGTTATTTTCACCTCTGCGGTGAATTGTCCTGGAAATATATTTAAACGCCTCAGAAGGCCCCTAAATGGCCTTAAAATGAAAGTATAGACAGCCTCGAACTGTCGCATAAATGCTGGTCCTTGTACACCATATACTTGTGCCGATATTATACTGCTAAGTCCATAGAGAACTTTTCTGCAATATCATCAGTACATGTTATGTTAGTATTGTCGTTAAACTCCTTGAGCTTAGCGTCAAACTTATTAGCCATCAACTGACTCTCCTTAATGAGAGATGCAATCTTTGCTGAGGTAAAAGACTCAGTCTTACCCATGTGCTTCTTACCCTTAGATGCCTTTTCAGAAGGATTAATGGTAGGAATCATCTTAAGCTGAGCGATAGCTTCCTTAGCTTCACCAGCTGCAAAAATAGCATAGTTATTGGTCTTCTTAAACTCCTCATAGTTGAACTCTGTAATACCTATATTGAGCAACATAAGCATACCCTTAATGATAATACGCTTCTCACTCATCTGTGTGATTTCATTGTACAAACTCTTGAGGTCATAGCCAGAACCCTGGCCTGCTGCAATAGCCTTCTTAGCCATTACGTTTTCCGCACGAATGATTTTCCAATACTTGTTGATTGTCATATCAAGATTCTTACGGATATTGATGATCTTTGCTGAATTCAATTCAATTGATTTATTCTTACTCATAATTAGATTTTGATTAAAATTAAAAATACAACTAATATGAATTCGAGAGATCATTTACCTACACTTGCTCATAGCTTGGAATCGAACCAAGTTTACTTAAAGTTAATCCGCGAGGTGCGCCTCCCGCAGGAAGCACACCCCAATCCCCTCGGGGAAATGGATAACTGTAAATAACCAAGTAACGATAATCCGAATTTAGAATCATCATACTTCATTCTATTCTTTCTTAACTGCTTGTTATGAAGCATTTTCCCTCGGGATTATGCTTCTATATCCTCAGATATATCACTTACAAGTTACGAAATCCAAGAAATCCGTAATCCAATCCTATATTCAGTGGATCACCATTACTATCTATGAAAGGAATTGTTTTCTTAGTACCGTTGATGTTGATTACTATTTCGCGTGGCTTGTCTGACGCGAAAGCACCACCAGGACAGTCTTGGGCCGAACCCGGGCCTCCCTCGGGAGACAGAGCCTTTTGGTATCCTTCGCTCTTCTGAGCTACATGAGCCCAGCAATCATATAATCGACGGACAACATAGTCATAGTCCTTTGTACGGACTGACTTCTTTACTACTTCAATAGATAAACCATTGAGAATAGCTTTATTGTTAAGGCCGCTTGATAAATCTACCAAAGCGTCCCACACTTTCAAAGCAAAACTATCAAATGGAATCTTGTCCTGACAGCCTAATAACTGATTCCACCAACGCACAGATGTCTTTCCAAGAACAATAGTACCATTATCTTGGATTGTACAAATCTTGTACTTTTCCGCATCGTTTGCGTTGTCAAGTATCTTTACAGACACTTTGGAATCAGTCATTAGAACTTGCATTAACAGTTTGCTTGCATCAGATACAAGCTTTTCCATATGTTTAGTCCTCTGTGATTGTTACGGTTACACCTGATGCAGCGTTAGTGCTTGCATTCATCTCGTGATTGTAATCATCGAGCTTCTTGATGTTACCAGCAATTGCATTCTGAAGAGACTGCAACTCCTTGTCGAGGTTAGCCTTAAGCTCCTCAATACGGCTGATTTCAGCCTGGTTTGCAGCATTGCACTGCTTAACCAACTTCTCTACGTCAGAGAAGATGATGTTCTTGTCACCACGAAGAGCCTTAGAAACAGCGTCTTCTGTCACCTGACCAACCTTAGACAAATCTGGAGAGATTGGCATTGCTACCTCACTTGCCTGATCATCCTTGTTGATGAACACTACTGGAGAACCAGTGATGTCGTTACCGAGCTGAATACTAACTACGTCATAACCCTTAACGAGGTAGCGCTTTGTTGCGCGATTCGTTGTGAGCTCAACATTGCCATCCTGCTCGATCTTACGCTTCTTCTCGTCGAAGTTAACAGCGTTCTGACGTGCCTCTGGGCGATAATACTGACAGCCAAAGTTCTGGCCTACGATTGAGAGTGACTTACGATTGTTTGCTACTACTGATGCTTTTACAGTTTCCATAATTTTTCATCCTTTTTGACATCGTTTTTGATAAACCAACGATGAAATTAATAATAAGTTTTATGCTGAAATACAGCTTTATAAAGTAAAACATTACTGCCTCATTGGGTCTGAATGTTGTGAAAAAAATCAACTTCAATTGCTATTCTAATGGGAAGCACGCTTCCAATTTTAACTGTTACATTTCTATATTCCTCTAAGTGAAGCTCAACTCATGTAACGGGAATCCAACGGTAGGATTAACTTAGCCCATCATTAAAATTGCTATCTTAAGCTTTGAATGTTGAATGTGCACAATCAAGTGCAATGATTTATGTAATTCATTGTTTAATTCTAATAAACAATATGTGAAGTATACTGTTCTGTATCCGTCAAAGTCTCTGATGATTCAGGATTCGCGGAGGGTTACAGTGCTGAGATACAGATGTAAGTTTCCACATACGATTGACCCACAAAAACTTTGGTAATTTCTTCTCGTACTTTCCACATACTTAAAAGTAACTACCGATGATTGTTAATTCACCACAGATTATCTCTTATGTTAGTATCCAATCTTATACGTGGGATACACAATTTACGTTTCTTTATCGAACTATCTCACCTTCAGGGGGATCACAGATACTACGGCTGTTTTTTCTATTGGATAAGCTTCCTCATTTGTTTTTAATCTCTCATTTCTTCGAGACAGTGCACGAACACTCGGGAATTTAACCCTATCATTACCCTTGTCACCCACAACATTCCTTTTTAATACACCGAGACAGGATGTATTAACGAGTCACTAACTCCCTATCCTTATTACAAGGACGTACTTAAGTTCTGTTGCTGCCCATCAGTTTACTGATAACTGCTCTATAAATCTATAAGGATTTGCTGTCCTGCTTCAATACCGTCCGTTGCTACCTATTAGTAGTTACGTTCGGCGACTCAAGCTCGAGACGGAATCGTATAGTTTATTCTGCATAATTTTTTCAAAGTTACGGTTGGCACTCGGACTTCCGACTCAATTTCTTTCTTACAACGAAAGGGGTATATCTATCGGGAGACATCCATTTTTGTTTAACATGTTTGTTTTCTCTCTAACTCTCTTTTCTTAATACTTATCTAAAGCTATACACTTACTCATATATAATATACCAGCTTACTACTCTGTAGAGACTATATAATATTGTAAATATAATGCAAAGCACTAATACTTGTAGCTATTGAAGGTTGACGGATCTTTCATTACCATTGGTAATATGGCATTCTGAATCAGGTCTACCTAATTAAAGTTTTCCCAGTATCGCCTCTGAGTGCGGCTACCATGATTGTAACGTTATCATCGCATTGGAGAATTGTTTTTATCAACTCATCCCGTTGTACCACTTATATCTTCACTCCACCCAAAGAGCTGTGTACACTCAAATCAGACTTTGACCGCGGCCTCGTTTCGCGTAGCATTTCTGCATTCAGGTATTGCCCAACCTGCTGGTCATTTTACTTTTATATCCCGCATAAACGACCAAAGCCTGGCGGACGTACTTCTTCATATATCAGGCGTTTTACCCCATCCCTGGACCCTAAGGTGACCCAAAAGGTGACTGAATCGAACAGTCGGGTTTTACATAGCCAGCATAGTTACGGTATACTTCGTGGGTATTATCCCTTTCACGATATAGTTATACTCCATACATTTTTTCACTCCTTCATACTCTACTTTGGTTGTAGAGGAACACTGAGCTGGGTTTTAGTAGATACTTCTATAATAGAGTTGGCCTTGCCTTCATATAGCCATACCATGTACTATATTCTTCGGGGTTTCTTATTATAGCTTCATCTCGTGTAACGTTCTTATATACATAGTATCATAGTATACATTTCCGATACGGCATCAATTCTGTGTGATTGTCAACTCACAACTTACGCGCGGTTCTCATACATCCATCACCAGACGGTTCTCATTTCAATATGAATAGGGTTTGATACGACGCTATCCCTAATACAAATAAGTTTTTCACGCTTAAATGTCTTCCATCCTATCTTTTGGGTTTCTCACGCTTTGAGAGCGCTAACATATTTTCGGATCAAGTTAATTCGTTCCTAAGGCTAATGAGACCTTATATGGAACTAATGTGCTGCTCCTGCATACTAAGCGCATAGCTTATAATATACAGGAGCGCCGACTATATACGGTATACACTCGGTTCTTTTATTCTGATACTACGTTTGTAGAATCATGGGAGGTTTCCCAACTCCCCTTCGGTATTGTTATACTAAAAGCTGGGAGATACGGAGTCTCAGCTTTAGCTTCAGTACGAACCTTTACAACGTACTTGAACTTTGTGTTAGTTACTTGGACTGTATCGTGTTTTACCACTTGGGTAAACACAGTGTCCTTTTTAGCTTCTTTCTCAGTGTTACTCTGATTCAAGAAAAACGGAGCTTGTATTGGTTTCATCGGCTCCGCATGCACCACCATATTTCCAGGTAATGGTGGTGGTCCTGATTTACTCACAGCAAGGCACACACCACTAAGAGCGAATGCCATACTGCAGAGAAATGTTGTTAACTTTTTCATCTTTGATAGATTTACTCGCCTTTCAAGACTTTGTAAGCCTTACCAATACGACTACCAACTTCGCGAATCTTTTCTTTGGCAGTCTGAATTAGTTTTTTGACTCTTCTGTCCTTTCTGGCTCACCTTCCGTCTTAGACTCTTCCTTAGATTCCTCTTTTGGTTCCTCTTTAGGCTCCTCCTTAGGTTCTTCAGTTTCGCCTTCCTTCATGAATTGCAACTCAGGAATCTCAGACTCCTTATAGTTTACAAACTGCATGTTAGGATCACGGAACATGTTTGTTATCACTCCAGCCTGCATCTTCATGTTTGCGAGCAAGCTGTCTGTCTTAACGCCCTTAAGATCAGTACCACGATAGAGACTCTCAGAAAGAGATCTGAACATCTTCATTGCTACCTGATCCTTCTCTGCACGCTTCTCCATGAAAGACTCGATAAGGTCTGCAGAAGGCTCAGTTACGTATGAGATTGTTACATCGAATACCTTACTGTTGTTCTTAAGAGTTTCAATACGTTCCTCTTGATCCTTGATAGCCTTCTCATTCTTCTTAGAATCTTTCTTGAGAACCTCAAGATTCTTCTTTACAGCCTCGATAGATTTCTCATTCTCAGCCTTCTTGAGGTTAGCCTTCCAGATTACGATCTCGCGTACAACATCAGCTATAAAGTGATTGTCATACTCACAGTTTCCTGTGGTGCAATCTGTAACCGTATTCTTGAGGTGACAGAAGGCTGGTATTGGAGACTTTGTTGTAGCGGTAACGTTGTAAAGAAAGGAACCAATTCCATTCATTACAATCGGAGCCTCTCCAACAAGCTCGATAAGGTTATGCAACAACTGAATGCGAGACATGCCCTTGGTGGCGTCGGCCTTCTCTTTCTCCAGATATGCTGCATAAAGACTGATAGCCTTCTGAATGTTGTTGAGATAATCCTTGCGCTCAGACAAGAAGATAAGAAGGCTCTTGCGGAGCTGCATCTTATTCTCAATCTTGTTAACATCCAATTCTGGCCTCTCTTCAAGGAGTTCCTTCTCCTCCTTAAGCTTCTTCTTAGTTTCCGCAGAGACTTTCACGTTCTCTTGGGTAATAGTTACGTTACCATTCTTGTCAGGAGCTGGTAATGACTTGAGGTTGATTGTTACACCAATCTCCTTCGCAACTTCTGCCATGCTCTCCAGTACTGCTGGACGCATTGTACGAGACCATGGGGTGTCAGCAAGAGCTACTTCCTGAGCAAACATAGTTATCACACCGATAGCTGTACACTGATCCATCTTAACAGCTACTTCTCTCTTAATTCCATAACGCTCTGCTGCAGCATCTGGGTCGTGGAAATAAGAGTGACTGAGATTAAGCAAGTCTACTGTACGATTTGGATCAAGTCCACGTGCTGTAGCCTTCTTCACCTCCTCGGTGAATTCACTCATTGGGTTAGCAGGTGTCTGAACCTCTTCTACTTTAGGCTCTTCTACCTTCTCCTCTTTCTTAGTCTCCACTGTTGGAGCTTCTACCTGAGGAGCTGCGTTTGCAGCTTTGTTAGCTGACTTTGACTGTGGCTTTGTGCCTTTATTCTCCTTACTCATTTTGATAATGATTTAAAAGTTATTTACTTGTGAAAATATCACGTTAATGATTACTTGAATTCTGTTTTGTTAACTCATGACATGTCATGATGTATCGAAATATGGTAACATAGTTGTGGTGGTTTTAGAAGTGAGTAAACTATTCCGCTATTAACGAGCGGACTATTGAAGCCAATTGAAAGTAATTCAGGCATGTACGATTCCTGACTCGCAGGTTTTAGCTGTACGCTTTGTGTGTCTCCTAACATAGCATCTGCCAAAAGGAATATTCCTGATGCGTTATTTGACGCCTGCGTGGGTTTACATACCTGAACCTCCTTCTTCTTAGCTTTATTAGAATCATACGATGTCACTTTCGTAATGATTGTAGCTACTGTAAAACTACCAACAAATGATATTAACAGTATCCAAAACAACTTATTACTCTCATTGTATCGACCGATACAAAAGATAATAAGGATTCCAATGAAAAACCAAAGTAAGTCCATTTTTTTAATTTTGATTAAACGATTTTTTGATTTGCTTTCGAGTCCTTGATAAAATCGACTTAATAGTTCCAGTGGGGATTCTCAAAGCTTCACTAATTTGTACAACAGTCATATTATTCACGTAGAATAACTCAAGAATCTGCTTCATGTGAGCAGGGAATTTTTCAAATTCTTCGAGTATTCTTTCATATGCAAGACGATTGACAAGATCATCTTCATCGGAAGATATAGAAGAGGCAAGCGATAGTCTTTCACTTTCTTCTCCTACAGGTTTCGCGTGGTTCTTGACACTACGTAAGTAATCAATTGCTGTACGGTTTGTTAAAATTCTCAGCCATCCTCCAAATGAGTCATAGTCTGTGAATTGAGAGAGTTTTTCATAAACTTTTAAGAATACAATGTTAGTTATATCCTTTGCTTCATCCATATCTTTAAGATAGTAGTATAGGATTGTATCAACGAATCCCTTGTAGCGATGAAAAAGTTTATTAAAAGCTGATATATTACCAGCTTGCGCGCTTTTGATAATCTCCACTTCTTCTGGGGTAATACGTGGATTTTTCAAAACAAATAGAGCTATTTATAAGCGTGTCACTCGCATCGTGGATATAGCTTGACCACAATAGGAGCTATAGACCAACCCAATGATCTATAGCTAAAAAGGTAAATCTTCACTAATTAAGTAGGATTTTCTATTTCTCAATTGAGAAACAATTGTGTCATGTAATTCTATTTTTGTATCCTTGTCAATATCGCACTTGTTCAAAAGACCCGTTGATATTCGTATCAATACATTAAGTGTAATATACGTTAAATCTTCTAATTTCATTACAATATTTTCATGAATCCAACCTAATAGATTTACAATATCGTCGTTTTTCATCAAATGATGAAATTTAGAAGGTATTACAACATTCCATTTGTATGCAAAATTATAACATCCTTCTTTATAACAAACAACTTTCCAATCCCATCCTACATATTCAGCAAGATAAATCTTTTTGGTACGTGGAAAATACATAATCATTTTTTCAAATAATTAGTAATAAAAACTGCTAACTTATTCTTTACAGAATCATTAACTGTTTTTAGGTATCCAGAAGACAGTTCATCAATGAACTCCTGTTCCGTTTTACCTAACGAGAGATTTACTTTCCATTTATTTTCAATATACGGAAAGATTGCTTTAAAGAAGTTAATCCAACCTATAGCTGGCTTTAATCTTTCTTTTTCTTCTTCAGAAATCCAAACCCAATCTATACTATCCTCAAATTTAAATATACGCTCTTTTGATGATAATCCAAGAGCTATGCGAGTAGCATTATAACGCTCTTGTTTATCTGCGTATATATTTATCTGAGAATCATAGACATGGTTAATCCAAAGCTCTTTGACTTTACACCATTTTAGTGCCAAATCAACGTAATCAGGTAACCTATTACGGAGCATCTCTTTATATCCTGTCTTCATAATCGTGGGAGAGGTGGGAATCGAACCCACAATTAAAGTAGTACAAAACCGTTGTTAATATTAAATTACCAGCGCTCTCCCTAATCTAAACCACTTTGGTAGGTTTCGCATCCACCTGACTGTTACTTACGCTACGCAAGTATAGTCAACAACGTTAAAGTTGCCATTTGAATTTATACAGTATCCTTCCTAACTGAATAGGTGTATTTACTTCCACGCCAATCAAAACCATACAGCCCCATTGTAGGAGGGTTGATCTACGTACTGCTCTGTTAAGAGTCCCCTTACAAGATTCTCCTCCTCTCTATATGTTTATAGTGGAGCTGGCGGGATTCGAACCCGCGTCTTGGTCGTATACCTCATACGGATATGCTTCTTTCTTAGTGAATCCTTAGGTGATCAATCCCAAAGATCCTGAATAAAGCTATTTACATGCGTTCTAAGACGTTCTAACGCATCTTGTGGGTAGCTAATCCACTTGACTTGTTTAAACGCTTTAAAACGCATTTATAAGCTTCTTACAAATATGTTTCATATAATTGGTTCAAGACTCTCGTATAATTCGCATGTATCTGCTTCTTGATACACAGTACAGTGTCTACTTACCTCACCAATGAGGATTTCTTATAGGAGCACCGACTCTATGGTTCGCATACTGTAATTGTTTGATCATGACTGGACATATTATACAGCGTGTCCTCGCAGTTTGTGTTGCACGTGGCTCAAAGGCTCTTGTGTCAGTGTTAATTCACTGAAAATGGTGTTTTCTTATAAATACTCATATTTATTTTAATTTAAACTATCCGTCTCCATATATTAGACTGGTTCTAAGACTCTGCTAATTCAACACTAATTTGTGCACTCTTAGGATTAGCAATCCCATGAATACTGCCAGCGGCCTTCAAAGCTCTCTCGCAGCTCCTGCATCTCTTCAGAAAGTTGAGTATCGCTCTCACGATTCTTCTTGCGGAAGTCTTCACGCAGCTCTTGACGTCTCTTTCCGTAGTTTGTAGGAGTAATCTTGCCACCAAGTACTTCGTCAAGAATGTTCTTTGTCTCAGTAAGGAACTCTTTGGTGTTCTTCTCTTCACGACGACGTGCGCGAAGCTCAAGAAGAGCCTTGCTGTTCTGATACTTAGCAACACAGATCATGTTGATAGCTTCTTGCTTCTGCTTCTCGTCCTTACGCTTCTCGATTTCATCGAGAGCTGCTTTGACGTTAGACTCTTTCAAGAGATTACCATTCTTGATCTGTTCCATCACATTCTCTTCTGTAGCTACTACTACTTCACTTGCTGGTTTCTTTGTTTCTTTTGCCATTTTGATAATGATTTTAAAAATTAATATTATGTTAAACGATTCTAACAAACAATATAGTTAGTTTCGTTGAAAATAGCCACTTCTGGCCTGCCTAATTTCACACATTCTGTATCTATTGGGACGAATGTTCTGCCACGAGATAGTCTTATTAAGACTATTCTCGCAGCATCAGCTTCTTCCTTTGTAGGATATAAAGATGTTGAAATCAGGTCTTTTTTGTTACCATGAGAATTACGGCTCCAAAGTTCTACCTTATACATCTTCTTCGTAGTTTTTATGTTTGTACTTAGAACGTTTGTACGGTCTTGCATTAATATGTTTTGCCCGTTCTGTTCTTTTACTCTCTTTCTCTATCACCATGTGGTGATCATCATAGTGTTTCATTACATTGATGTTACGACGGCTTTAATAGCGGTCAGGTGAGCTTGTGTAAAATTGTACTTCATAGCAACATCTGAAGAGATGTTATCTCTACACAATATGCGTAGAGCGGTCTTTCCTTCTTCCGAAAGACTTCCTTTTGCACCCATAAGGTTAACTCCAAAAAGTACTGGATTAATCCACACTTCTTCACCGAAGTAACCTTTCAGGTAGATCATAGCTTGCTCAGTAGGATCTTTCTCTACTACATGTTTGAATGTAATAGTTTCTGCAGCCTTAGCTTTCGCTAAAGTTTTTACAATATCATCCTGATTAAGCTCTGAAATAGAGATGTCACGATCACTCGTTATCTTCTCCTTACGAAGAATCTGAGCAAGTTTGATCAATAACTTTTCAGGAATCTTGATTCCCTCATAAAGAATTACGATAGCTCTTGTTTCCATGTTACTTTCCTCCTATACTATCAGGTTCGTCAAGCACTTTTGGTTTCGAGACCACATCGGATTCTTGCTCGTTATCAGGCAGATTGTCATATACTTTCTGGCTTGATAAATACTCTTGAGCAATATCTTTGATCGTAAATGTGGATGTGTTATTCTTGTGTGTCATTACGTGAACTACTGCCTCTAATGTTTTCGGCGGCATGTTAATAAACACACGTTCATAATCAGCATCCATTGACATCTGTTGTTGAAGCATTACAGCCTCGTCAACAGAAGACATCTCTGGATGACAGTACTTGTCAACAATTCCAACCACAAAAGCAGAGTCTGAATTCTTGATTTTCCTGTTACCACTCTCATGATTGCAGCTTGTTAAGGTTGCTAAACCAAGGGCAGCTACAAACAGCATAAACGATGCTGTTAAAAACCCTTTAATCCATTTTTCCATTTTGATAATGTTTTATTGGATTTAACATAAATTAATTGCCCAGTTTTTAAAGAACTTGGAAAAAACTTTCGTAGCCTATAGCGGAGTCGAACCGCTCTTACAAGAATGAAAATCTTGTGTCCTAACCGATAGACGAATAGGCCATAAATGTGCTATTCTCACGAACCGCACATCGAACGAACAAATAAATTATTCAGACTAAGATAATAAATAATCGCTATTATTTAAAAATCAAACATGGTTGAAAATAGAAAATACGGGATGTGGCTTTAATAGGCTCCGACCCTATACCTCCCCACATAATGCGGGACGCTCTCACCAATTAAGCTATAAAGCCATTTCATACCTACTTTCACAAGCAAGTATGTTGTTGATAATCGCTATTACCATTTGTGTCTAACTAAACTTCAATTATGACATCAAACCAATAAGAATAGAATGTGTTTCACAACACTCATTTAATCGAATATAATAACAACTATATAAAAACAAAAAGTTCTTGTAGTGCACGGAGTTTTCGAGACTCAGCATCGCGCTCTTGATAAGCGTGCACTTAAATGTACATTCCCTCTGCATCTTTCATCCTGGACTTGGGACCAGTCGTACTCTCCTTGTACTTCGGAGGCGTAGGTTGCATTAAATGTACATGTAGAGCATTAGTTTGATGCTAACACTCTACACTTTGGGATTATTCTTTGATACTTAAATTTATTACCAAGTAACAAAGATCTAATGTCAATTCGATAAAGCATAGTATTATTATCGCAATATTAAATCTACTTACGATTGTACCATTTTCTATCAAATACAAAATTAATATTGAAATGATTATTCTTATAACTGATGATAGTTTTAACAACTTCATACTTTTTTAAAGATTATATGACTATACTTGCAGTCCATTTTAGCTCTACCTGTTTTCCCATCTATTATACCTAAACATGAAAACAGATTGTTGAAAGCGCATCCCTTACAGCCATCTTTTGCCTTATAAGCTCTGTAAACTACATTGTTTATTGTGCAAAATTGGCCAGGCTTTGGAATTTTCATTCAAATATGATATTCCAAATGGCGCATCTAATAGAAAAGATCTGTTTAGTTAGAATTCCATTTGCGCTTTCTTTCACAATCTTATTCTTAACAGATCTGTTAATGGACTCTAACATCACATACACTTTTCTATTTGCATGTGTTAGTCTTATAATTTCAAATTGTTTTTCTTTAAATCCTTCTACTACATCAACCCACGATTGTGTAATATTGTGATTAAATACTCTAACACCAGCTATAATTTTATCCATTTCCTCATTTGATATTCTCAAACTTGGAATTTTTACTGGATAAAAATCATTTCTCTCTAATGTTATTTTACGTCCGTTTAAGGTTTTAGCAAGGATTTTATCTCCGCGTGTACCTTCAACGAGAAATATGTTGTAGAGGTGACCGTATTTGTTCTTACGGTACACCGATACACCTTTCTTTATTCCATCGTTCATCGCCTTACAGTTATAATTGTTTTAATGCGAATAACACTCTGGATAGCACCGTTTCTGAGCTTAATACCTAATTGGGCAGGAATCCCATAGGTCTTACATGTCTGAATGTAATCATATGTACTTTCTGACACGTTAATAAGCTCATTAACATTGTGCTTAGAATCTTTGTATACAGCGAAAATACGCACTTTCCCTGTCTTTTCGTTAGGAATCTGTACATACTTCTGAATACAAGCCTGATCACACATTACTGTGTCATACACAGCTTTCTGTTGCACTTTTTGTGCACTACATTTTACAGCAATGCCAAAGAACAGCATGGCTATAAATAAGATGAATAAGACTTTCTCAAACCCATCATTGTTACTTGGAATCATTTTGATAATGTTTTAAATGTTATGTAAGACAAGCACTTACATTTGCTATTTTACGCTAAGCCACACTCCTTCGAGCTTAGAATCGTAATTCTTGAGATTATTCTCGAACTGTTTAGTTAGAATATAAATCTCATTCTTTGTTAACCCTTTAGCTACAAGAATGCTCGCCCCTCCAGACTTAAAGAAAAGTCGGAGCCTTTTGTTCCCAACCTCATCTACAGCGGATTTGTCTTTCCGCTGTTGATGCTGTTGGTTTTTTACATTTATATGGACCTTAGTTTTCTTCATTCTCTGTATCTACGAATGTGGTGTCGATCATATTCTTAAATACCTCGTTTGTTATGGTTGAAGCCAGCTCGATTTTGAAACTTGCAGCTTCTGCCTTAACGACTTCAGCTAACATTTGCTGCTGTGCATTTGCAAATGCGCTTACGATGTCAGCATCAGCCTCATCGAATGGCACAGAAGTTACCTTAATAATCTTTGGAAACGCTTCGTCTTTTGGGTTGATGTCATTATCAACAAGTTCCCAACTTGCGATCTTGTCGCATTGTTTCTTGATCATTTTCATATGGTAAGAACCACAGTTTGCCAACTTATCACATAATTCTGCACGAACTGCAGCCTTTGTGACGATTACCATACCCTTTAGAGTTGTCTTTAAAATATTCATTTTTGATAAATGTTTAAGTTTTGTTACTTTGTATAGAACTAAGCATCTATACTTGCTTTGATTTTCTCTTTGATCTCTTCAGCAAAAGCTTTTTGTTTATTCAGGATGATATACTTTCTATCAAGATAAACAATGTTATAATAAACATGAAATACTATACCGCATATGTATGTCGAAGATAAATCTTTTATATCTTTAAGCCTATATACAAGTGAAGAATAATTACGTTTTTCCATGTTTCCTCGCTTATAGCGATTAATTATAGCATTTATTTTTCTCTTTAGATTTTTATCTAAATAAAAAGCTTCTGCTTCTTTCTTAGTAAAAGTTAATCTTGTTTCTACTAAGAAATGAGAGGTATATTCTGTTATCTTTTGCTTTATCATATTAAAGCTTATTTAAAGTTTCCAGAACATTCTTCACACCAGCATACAAGGCTGTTTCTATAGTTGTATAACGATTGCCAATTTCATTCTTACATGTTATATAACCAATCCTTGTATACGTCACAGTAGTCATCAATTCAGCTTTCCTCATTTCATGATTTGTATGAACTGAAATGCTAATGTATATTCCTTTTTTAGCTGATAAGAATTCAACAGCTTGATATACATTTAGCATGGCTACAAAACCTTCGCCTTTATTGTTCCAATTATCTGGGCAACAAACATCAATTGGTACTTTTACTACAAAATATCCGTCTGTTTTCTCTTTGAAGCCCATTTTCTTGAAAGCTAAAGACTCAGCGTATGATAACTTAATCATCTACAAAAAACTGATAAGGTTGACCACGATGAGCATCAAGAAATTCTTTTGTTTCATCCATAAGTGGAAGTACGTCACAGAGTTGATTATTCTTATCAAATAACAGTGTTGTTCCTTCTCTGTTGATTGAAAGAATATTCTTCTTGAATGTGAATGGATGTCCAAAGAATTCACGCTCTTCATGCTTTGTCATTGCTGACTTTGCACGATAACGCTTCACTTTCACATACTTGTTCTTTTCAGAACTCCATACACGATTTACTACTTGGTGCTTAGCGTTTGACTTATGCACCTTTCTTGCGGCTGCATCCGCAGCCTTCAAGAACTCTTCGTAGTTACTCTGTCCCATTACTTTGTGAGTTTTGAGATGATAGAATCAAAAGAATCGTTTGTGCCAAATTCGTCACCATCGCTTGTTGATACAGTTACATTGCCAAATTCGCCATCTTCGTTGTCTTCGAAAATACCTACAATTGCAGATTTACGTACCATTGTACGTCCGCCACATGTGTTTGAAAAGATAATAAAATCTTCCATACATTTACCTTGCACAAGGATTTAATTTAATGTGCATATTCTCACTTTCGTGAGCACTCCAGACAGTTCCTATAAGTGTTACTATTATTCACACAGGGGCTGACAACAAAAAACGGTGGGTCTAAAACTGCAATACAGAAACTTTCCCACCATGTTTTTTCTTTGCTACCTCTTTACAGCTGGTAGCTCTCTGTTAATATTTATCGCAATTCTCCTCTTGATCCTGTAAATCTTTAACAGCTTTTACACTATTAAGATATTCAGAACCTTTATCAGTTTCGATATAAGGAGAATCCTCGATTTTCACACTATCCAACATAGCTTCTGCATTGTTGAAATAGTTGTAATATGCGTTACATAAGTTCTCTTTATATTCGAGAGTCTTATAGTTAGCATACTCTAAATCATTTAGGATATGACACTTGCCAATACCAATAATGATTACAAATACGAATAACACTCCTGCAAAGAATGCTATAACCATGCTCAGTATTCTTGAGAGTTGGTTTTCTGGATTTTTGTTTGCCATAACTTTTTGTTTAGTGTTAAATCTTGTTCTGTTTAAAGCCACCACGCCACGTCAAGGCACAAGATATGTGATGGATTTTAGGGTTATTCAGTGTAGCTTGCACCTTCCCCAGGGAATTTCAACCCATAAGTAAATATAGTACAGATTTGCACTTCTGTACACCTGAAACACCAGGATTTTATATTGGGATTCAAACATTTGTGTGTTTCCATTTGTTTAAATCTAACTACAACTTTCAGCGTTCGTTACCCGTGCATTGAAAATTGTAGTTTTTACACTAACCCCAGCTGAAAGTTAGTGTCCCATCCATATTACACATAGTGCATTATGTATAATATGTGGCTGGCTGTATACTGGTAAGTATACTCTTGGTTTACCTTCACCAAGAATAAGGTTGCCACCCTTGAGAGGTCCAATATGTGATAATCGAAATCACTTATATGTGTTATATACTCTCCCTTTTGAGAATATTGGATATTTTAATGTTCCTATGTCAAGGATTCGATTTAATGTGTAAAAAGCCATATATTAACCCACCAACTACCTAAGTAGTCGATGGGTTTTGTTTAACGCATACGTCGGGAATTCTGTCCCGTTGGTTTCTGCTGTACTGATTGCTGCGAAATTGCACCAAATTCCAAATTTCCGTTCTCAATATCATTATTAAGACGGCGGCGCATACGTGTTAAACTGCTTTCTTCGTCCGCGATTGCCCCAATATATGGGTCAGACAAAGAAGAATATTCACGCGAACCATTATTAACAATAGTTTCCCCGTTGTCATTCAGTTCAGAAATATCCCAATTAAACACCGTGAAAGTAGCTTGTTTGCCTTCAAAAGCCGCTTTCGCTGCTTTTAAGCACTCGGTATCATTTGCACCCATATCCGTAATATCTATAATTACCGAATACGTTTGGTTGCCACTTCGTGCTGCAAGCGCGCTTGTAATATCGTCCTCGTCGTTCATTGTTGGTGATGAGAATGAGAACACAAGACGCGCGCGCGTTACGTTGTTAGACTCGTTGAAATCCTGCAACACTTCTGGTATTTCTACCAGTGTTACCATTGCTTTTCCTTGTTTCTTTTTCATTGTTGTAAGTGTAATGTTTTTGATAAACGTGCTTTTACACGTGGGGGGTGTTTCCCTCCGATAAAAGATAGAGGGGAGTGATTCTTTGCTGTTTCGCTTTTCTATATACACAAAACACTTTTAAAATAAAAAATATTTCGTATTTTCGTACTTACACAGTAAATTTTATATAATAAAAATTTTGTTCCGTGTTTACACTCTCACACTAAATTTTAAAAATAAAATAAAAAATATTTTTATGGAGAAATATACTACATTCGATTTAAGGCTATTTACAGGCTCTCTGACGCGTTATAATAGACTCTCTGGATAACTTATCCACCTGAGTAATTATAAGGGCCTACAGAGGCTTAAAATGCTTTGTTTTGTTTTATACTTGGAAATAAGCCGTCCGATAGAGGATCTCAATCGTGTCAGATCGAAGATCTTCTCCGATAGAGAGTCTCAATTGTCTCTACGTTCCAATAGAGAAAAGAAGTAAGCAAGAAAAGAGATTAGGGTACAGTAAGTATATATAGTTTATATAGTCTATATAAGCTTAGCTAAACCCCTCCTAAAAGAAAGAAATATATAAAGAAAGAAAAGGGTTCCCCTTAGAGCATGAAAAAAGCCGAGAAGAAATTAATCCCCTCGGCTCTATATTGTTATGACCTCATGATCTTAGTTATATCTTTAAGATCCTTCTTATGCTTATACGGTTTACCGTTTAGAGAAATGGCAAATCCTAATGATACAAGCATTGATAGAACTATATTCCTCAACAATAAGTGCGTTCCAAACAGCGCTATTGCTATAGACTGAAGCTTATCTGCATCCCATGTTTCTATAGAATATCTGTATAATATTCCAGCAGCTACAAGAGTTAAGAATCTCTCAAGAGCTTTAAATGAGTTATACCTACCTCTACTGAACATATCCTTAACAACGCCAAATTGTTCATTATTTAGCTTTCTTGAGTTCTCTATTAATCTTATAATATTCATATTATCTAACCAGTTTAAGTATTCCGAATAGGATTAATAGCTGCGCTGCTTGACCAAACATACCCCCGATTATAGTCGCTGCAGTATCAAGCCAATCAAACTTATTTCCATACTGTTTGTCTTTGTACTCTGCTGCTAAACCTGCTCCGATTGCAGCAAATATTGTTCCGCATAGACCAGCATAGAATCCAAACTTTATATGCTTTGGTCTATTGCTCTTAGTCAACCAACTTAGTGAGTCGACCAGAGTTTTAATTATCTTTTTCATTTTTACTTGCTTTATAATAATTATAACTACTATCTACTTCGTTAGCTAAAACATTTAACTCTTTATCAATATAGTCAGCCAACTTTTCTTTTGAGTATGTACGACAATATGTTGAATTTAAAAGCGTCCAACTTGAGATGTTGTTATAAGTTTGACATTTTATTATTATATCATCACTCATATAAATAACACTAAATACATATTTGTAACTATGACTATTAGCGTAACTTACTCGCTTAGATACAGTATCATATACCATACTAATTTCGTTTGTATATTTAGTACAAAAATACAGTTTGTCTTTTGTAAATATAGACTTTATTGTTTTAAGTAACTCATTCATAGTTGTTCTTTTATTTGTTCTGCTATATACTTTGCATCAGGGTGTGCATGATCTGATATTCTGAGCTTAAAGAACTCATTCCATTGAGACTCTGTGCCTGTTATTATAAGCTCTGTTTTGAGTTGTAATGGAAGTACATCTCTTGCATCTTCTGGTTTAACACCAGTCTTAATTAGAGTCATATAATTGTCTTCAGCATAATTCCATACACCAAAGAATAAATTCTGTTGTACTGCACTAAAATCATCCCATCCAATAGGCTCTACTACTGTTATCTCATTATCAAACTTACCATCACTGTAGTTACAGTATCTTGTAGACTCCATCAAGAATGAGAATACTCTATGTCTTACAAATGAATCAGCTTGTACTCTTGCGCATGTTAATCTAAACGTTGTACGTTTCTCATGAAACTCTGTAGGCTCACACAAAAACTCTAAATCATCAAGTAGGTCATTCTCAACTAATACTCTATAGTTTGTGGTTACATAAACTGGAGAATCTAATATATTTGGATCTTTTTTAACAATTGTATAGCTTGATAGCCAATATATCATATTTACTTTACCGTCTGATGGAAACTTAAGATATACTGTACCATGCTCTAATGGAGATCCATGGCCAAGCTCTATCATCTTATCTACAAATGCTTTAGCTGTTTTAGATCTTCCGTTCTCATCATACTCTATCTTATCTAATGACTTGTATGCTGTACGACCAGCTATCTCTATTTGTTCGTAGATACCGAGCAGATCATGCTTTTGCTCTAGCTTTTCTATTTTGTTTTCTATTAGCTTCATATGCTTGTTTATATATCATATACGCCTGAGCGTTTAGTTTAACAATCTATTGTGCTTCTTCGTCTGTACAAGGAACCCAGTCTTTTTCAGGCTCCTTGTATGCAGCATATATTACTTCTACGTAATCTGTGAACTTTAGGTAATAGTTCTATACTTCTTTCTTTGGCATAGTTAATTCTCCTTGTATTCTACGTACTCTTCTTTATTATCGTTCACATCATATGACTTTAAGAACGCTCCTTTAGACATCTCCTTGTCTTTTTTAACGTCGGTCTTGGACATGATAACTTCTTGTCCGTTGAGGTTGAATTTGATGGCATCGTCACCAGTTTCCCGTCCTTTATTACCCCCATCTTCTCCAGATACTTGTACTGCTTCGCGCTCACTGTTAGTATCGGTGGATTCGTTAGTTTCACCTTGTTGAAGTCCTTTATCCAACTCGTCAAGAGATCTTCCAACTTCTTCTTTGTTAACTCGCAATCTGTCATTTAATTCCTTTATAAAGTTTTCTTTTTCATCGTTATACTTAGGATCGTTGTATATCTGCATAAGTATATATGATGCATTATTAAATCCTTCTTGATCTTTTATACGACCATTTTCATCTTTCTCTGTACCAAGCTTATCTACTAAATCTTGTACTTCCTTTAGTGTATACTTTTCTAAAACTCCTTTACTGTTTACAGATCTTATCAAAATGTTATTTTTGTATAGATTACTATATTTACTTATTTTTCCCATTGTTCTTAAGATAAATTAAATGTCAGGTTCTTTATTGTATAGTCCATTTTTAAGTCTATATCTTTGTTCTTTTTCAAGCCATCTCAGGGCTCTGATAAATGATTTGTTTTCCGCGCATTCTTTCAGAGTGAGCTACGTACCTTGAACATTCTTGTTCTATTTGTTCGCCATTTTCGTCTTCTACAAATTGTATGTATTTCTACTTATCAAGCCATCTATAATATCTAGAGAAAGCTTTCTTTCTGTCTATTGTCGTACTATATCTATGTATGCACTTAAGCATTTGCTTAGCTCCTACGGTACCACAAGCTTTAAGATCTGATATATTTTCTAAAAATGACATTACTCCAGCTTCTCCAAACTTATTTTTAAGTTCATTATACTCTTCTTTAGCTTGTTTGTAGAATAGATTATCTTCATCGTAAAATGGTGTAAGATCTACTATATATGCAGAGTTTATAGGAGTATTATGAATGAAGTAATACTTACAGTTATCTGTAACTGGCTTACTTATTGTTCTAAGTGATAAGTAATCAGCGTAGTATAGTATTGCATTTAATTCTATAGTATTCATTTCTTGTATGATTTATATATACATTCACATATCCATCCGATGTAATAAGCATAAGGCTCTTGTACATGTACACTAACTACTTCACCAATCTTATCAAATGTATCTAATACTATATGCATAGCTTCATGAGCTATAGTGTTTATTAGATCAGTATCTTTTTCTAATTTAGTATTACCAAATGTCTTTAATATTCTTACAACAAATGTAGTATGTCTATTATGTTTATTTATAGCTCTAAATGTATATGCACTTGTAGTAGGTTTTACAGATAAATATTCTTCTGTTATTTCTTTATCGTCAGCTGTTAAGAAGTTATTTATTATATCTTTGTTAGTACACTTATTGTTACATACTGCTATATCTACATCATATATTGTTTCGTATATATCTATATTCTTCATAGTTTGTATATAGTTTATATTATATATATCACACCCACCCTACCCCCTATATCCCCCATAACGGATATATATACCCAAAAGTTGCAAATTGCAAAAATATTTCAATTTTGCAACCAAGTTAAGCTGATCTTACGTTACGCAGTCGAATTTCACAAAAATATACAACTATGATGAAAGAATTAAAAGTAATCGAGCCATTCTTCAACCTTGAAGTAGGTGATAAGTTGACTCTCACAGAAGACGGTAAGTCTTACGTATTTACAGATAGTGATAGTTCTGTTGATAAGACAGAGTCTGGCGATTCTAAGTTTTCATTTAGTGCTACATTCAAGATTGATTCTGTATACGCACAAGAGTTGATCAAGAGTGGTTATCTTGAGGAAGTTGACTACAAGAAGAATGATACATTCAGAAATGTATTTGACGAGATTGATATTATGCTCAATCGTTACAATGAGGAACTTGATAATCTTGATCGTGACTTCGATGATAAGCCAGCTTGTTTAAAGGTTGAGAAGGGCACAGTTTTAAAGAATTTGATTAAGGCTTTAAGCCACCTTAGAGAGTTAAAGAAGTAATGGAAGATAACAAATTGATGGATCAGTCACAGCTTGCTGAAAGTATTGCTAATAAGATTGAATATAGTTTTACAGACGCATTCTTAGTTAAGCTGTTGGACCCGATTAAGGTAAAGAAAGAGTTTAGTAAACCAGTCGATGTAAAGCCTGCAAAGAAAGATGAGAACGGTATAGAAGCCGTAGACTTTGATAAGGTTGAGACTGATGTAAAGGAAGTAGAATCCGATTTTCGTAAAGCCGTAGTAATTAAGACTCCTCTTTCTCTTGAACACAAAGAGAATATGCCATACGAAATAAATGTTGGCGATGTTGTTCTTGTTAGAAACATGAGAGGTGAGTATTTTGATTTACTTAAAGACAGTAAGTTAGTTCATTACTACGATATAGTAGCTGTTTGTAAATGATAGATATAGATTCTATCTCCAGAGAAATATCTAAAGAAACAGGATATGACTTTGATGTTGTAAAGAAAGTTTGTCAACATGTGTTCAAATAGACTGAACAAATAATGAAGTCAGAAGATACAAGTGACATACTTTTCAATAAGCTATTTAAGTTTAAGCTTAAACGAAGATATAAGGATAATAAACAAAAAGAATATACTACAAAATGAAGTACACAAAGAAAGATTACGCAAAGTTTAACATCGATCTCTCAAAGTGTGAGACATACGATGATGTTGTTATCTGCACAGTAGAAGGTAACATTAACAACGGTGCTCCAATTGACAAGCACATGTTTGCACAGTATTGTGACATTGTTGAGAAAGATGCTATTAATGACTTCTTGAATGAAGCTTTTAGCACAGGAACTGCATTTAACTTCTCAAACGGAGATTGCAATATTACAAAGGTTAGTGCAATTGAGCTTAAGGATGGTGAGTCTCTTAAGGTTAAGAACGGACAGGTTGTAATTAAGAAAGCTTCTCTTATTAAGAGATTGTGGAATTGGGTAACACGTAAGAATAAGTAATCATGAAGAAAGCTGTTGAAATTAGAGGCGCTATTTATAGCATTGCAGAAAACAATGGAGTATTTGAATGCACAACAATTCCTTCAGTATGGTTATCAATGGGGGATACATTTGTAGCTCTTGACGATATGGAGGTATCAATGAATGGCAAAGTATTCAATGTTAAGAAAGATGATATTGTTTTTGCATTCAGTAGAGGTAAAGATGCAGCTGAGATTGTAACATTCAGAAATGATGCTATCGCTAATTATATTAAGACTAATATTGAAGAGCGTAACAAGCGTAACGAAGAGGCTAATTGTTGCTGTGATAAAACAAGCGAAGCAGTTTAATTAATTTAACAGATTATCCACGCTGTAAAGATGGATTGATTAAATGTTTATATTCACAAGCTCTATCAAAGAGCTAACATCGCGGAGTAGAGAAGCGGTAACTCATTAGGCTCATAACCTAAAGATCGCAGGTTCGAGTCCTGCCTCCGCAACAATTTTCTGAAAATATATTTTATTTTTCATAAATAAATAATTAAAATTAAAATTAAAATTATCTAATAGTATATAATATCAAAATATATACATTAATCAATAAATTTCTCAAATAAAAATACAATTTGAAATTTTGGATGAATTATTAAGATGGTGCAGCATCTATAAAATCTGCACACATTGGGGTATGGTCGTAATGGTAACGGGTCTGTCTCTAAAACAGAAATTTTCAGTTCGAGTCTGGATGCCCCAACAAAAATATATAAATATGACAAAAGATATATTAAAAGATATTTTAGACATTCCAGGAATATACAAAATAACAAATAATATAAATGGAAAGTGCTATATAGGCCAATCTGTATTTTTAAATAGAAGAATAAAAAGACATTTATCATACAAGTCTCATAAAGATAATTTAGCTTTATATAAAGCATTCGACAAATATGGTATTGATAATTTTTCAATAGAAATATTAGAGTCTTTTGATACAAATGACTATAGTTATATAAAGAAAAAGCTAGATGAGTTAGAGATTTATTATATAGATAAATTTAATTCTTATGGTAATGGCTATAATAAAACAATAGGTGGCGATGCTGGTATAACTGGTTACAAATTTACAGAAGAACAGAAGAAAAAAGTTTCTGACAATTCAAAGCTTTATGCAAGTAATTATTATAAACCAGTTTATCTAAAAAGCATAATTACAAAATATACGAAAATGTATATATCAGAATCACATGCTGCCGCAGATTTAAATTGCAGTCATTCTCAAATATCAAGAATTTGCGATTGGAAACAAATGCTATTAAATGGAGAGTGGATCGGTGGAAGATCATATGAAGATTTAGATAATAGATATACTCAATTTTTAAAATTAGACAAGCATTGTAGATTTGTTAGAAAGTTAACAATACACGAATACTACAACAAATTAAAGTCTATTAAAAATGGAGAAATGCCAAAAGTTGGTGAGATTATAGAAGCAATTGGTATATGTAAAAAAACAATATCTACTTATAATAAAGAACTATTAAAGATTGATCTATTAAAAGAAATTAAATATCACAAATATAAATTAAATTAATACGAATGGAACTAAAAATTAAAAGATTGGATGAGAAGGCTGTATTGCCTATACGCGCACACAAAGGTGACGCAGGACTTGACTTGACAGCAACAGATATTACACTTGAGCCAAATGATTGTGGTCAGACTGTTGTTGTATACCATTGCGGTCTGGCTGTAGAAATTCCAGAAGGCCATGTTGGTTTAGTGTTCCCTCGTTCTTCTATTTCTAAGAAGTCTATGTTTTTGACTAATGCTGTATGTGTAATTGATTCTGGTTATCGTGGTGAGATTACTGCTAAGATGCATGTTACTACTGATGCTGCTCCAGCTGTATACAAGGTTGGTGAGAGATTTGCTCAGTTGATTATCATGCCTATTCCAGAAGTTACAATTACAGAGGTAGCAGAGCTTAGTGAAACAGAACGTGGTGAAGGTGGTTATGGTTCCAGCGATGAGAAGTTGAGCGCGCCTGATGCAGCTGCAGAGAAGACTCAAGACGTTGAGAGTACTACTACAGATGCTACTATGGTAGCGGCGGATTCCGTGAGCGGATCTGAGATAGCTGAGTAACGCGTGACAAGGCTATGCGGAATGGCGTCGTAAATGGTACTGGCAAAATTCCGACGGTAAGGGGATTACACAATAATGTGTAGTTCCCTTTCCTTGTTTGTATAATTATATAAATTATAGCACATGAAGAAATCTAAACTTTTTGGTTCCAGACTTGTGGAAAATGTGTTTAACCCAAAGACTCCAAGAGTTATTATGTTTAGTGATAGTGATAGTATCACAAGACAAGTATTTGAAGAAGGAGATCTGTTAGACGCTAATTCCATTAGGAAGATATTGTTGAAAGGTGGATTTAGTTCTGGTGGTCATAGTGGCGGTGGTAGCAATCCACCTTCAATTGATTATGTTGATCTTAAAGCATAGATAGATAAGCTTAAGAACTACATAGATGGCAAAGATAATATTATAAATGATGCTCGTAGACTTATAGAAGCTAATACTACGGGTATAGAACATAATTCCACTTCTATAAAAGAATTACGCAACATTATAAACAACTTTAACATAAGCAATGCTTTATATGTTGGCGAAGTTGAGCCAAGTACAAAAGATGTACTATGGTTAGACACCAGTGAAGGTGTCCATTTAGATAGCTCTAATTCAGATGAGCTATTAAAGATTAAAGAGGCTATTAGGGATATATACTCAAACATGGGTACTATAAATAAGATGATCCTTAATGGCATTGTAGCTGGAGATTCTAATTCCAGCGCAAGGCAGATGATTATGCGTACAGCAGATCCTATTAGACCTACTGAGATAACAGAAGAGCATAACGTTAATACAGATCCTACGCAACCAAATACAACTGGCGTAGAACCTACAGTTAACCATATATCTATAAAGATGGATACAGCTGTTAACTTTAGTAAGAATAGATAGAATCTTATAGACGGTGAACTTCTATACTATACAGATAGAAAGAAAGTTGTTCTGTATAAAGATGGTAAGTTTAATGTAGTAGGAAGCGAACAGTCTTCTGGTGGATCAGGTGGAGGTATATCTGTAGACGACTTATATGCTACACATCTTGATCATCTTACATTTACTGATGGAGATTCTTCTTACAACGTACAAGTTGATCAGAACGGTAAGATAACAGTAAGAAAGAAAAGTATTCAGATTACAAAGGTTGGTAATGTTGATCCTGCATGGAAAGTATATGTTGATCATTTGTTATGTATAAATGAAGTATACTGTGGTGGTGTAAACAATGATAATCAGATATGTAGTCATAACTTTATAGAGCTTGCAAATGGTTCAAATAGCGATATTAACTTAAATGGTTTAATGTTGTTATATACAGATGGAACTCTATATGGTAATGGTCATAATGGTTTTAAATGGAAGACACTTAAGCTTGATGGTATTATAAAAGCTGGTTCTACATATTTGATACGTGGACAGAGATGTAATACTACTAAGAGTGCATTCATAGAAGTTAATTCATATGATCAGATATGGATGGATGGAGATAGTCCAATAGGATTTAGCCAAGATGCTTCAAGCTTCTACTTATGTGTTGGCGATATTGATAACAACTGGGTATATGATCAGCAAGGTAATCCTCTTGATAAAGGAGAGCTAAAGTCTCCATGGAATAAGAACTTTACATATCAAGGCTATATTGATAGCTGTGGATTTGGTTCTGGTTCTGTATATGAGGGTGATGCTACATTCCAGGTTAACAGTACAGATAATGCTAAAGACTGTGTGTATGTAAGATGGTTTATGCTTGAACCTTCTAAGCAAGGTAATAAAGCATATGGTGCAAGAAAGACTAAGTCTTTATGGACATATATAAATATGAACACATAGACATAGTTTGCAGGCAACGTCCCAATGTATTACTATCCAGATAGTCTTAAACAGAAGTTTACTCCAAAAGCTTCATGGGAGGGTAAGAACTTCTTTACAAATAAGACATCATTTGATCCATTTAAGCCTAATTGTGTTAGATGTACATTCGGTATAAAAGCTACAGCTGGTGATACAAATAAAGCTTCAAGATGTTTTAACTGGGTATCAGTTGGTAACTATGATGAATATCTTAGATATAGGAAAGTAGGACAAACTGAATGGACTGTAGTAAGATCTATAACACAAGGTGATAAGAATAACACTGCGGCTATAAATAAGTTCATAGATCATTATAAGAGACTTAGATGGAGAACTCCAAGTGGCATGTGGGTAACAACTCACAAGGTTGTTCTAAGCAATACATTTGAAGCTGGAGAGTACGAATATCAAGTAGGTAGATTTACAGATGAGTCATATAAGAGTAAGATCTATAAGACAAAGGTAGCAAGTGATTCAGATGTTGCTGCTAATGGATTTACATTTATACAGGAGACTGATCAGTAGGGATTTAGTTGGTTAGACTATAGACCATGGTTTAGATCTGCTGGTATAATGGCTGAAGATAACTTTGACTTCTTAATTAATACTGGAGATATTGCACAGAGTGGTAATAGAGAGAATGAGTGGATTGATTACTATGAAGCTCTTGATACATTTACTCCAAATAAGACAGAGATGTTTACTATAGGTAACAATGACCTATGTAGTGAACAACCTACTCTTCTTACTGATGGAGAAGATGCTACTTCTAAGTTTAATCATATTAATGTATTAAGATACTTTACATTTGAGCTTGATCCAGACTTTGACTATTCATTTACTTGGAATGGAGGTACATATCCTTTATACTCTTTATACTATTATACATATGGAGACTTTAGTTTTGTATGTTTAAATTCAGAAACAGCAGAAGCTTCAAGTAAGACATATAATAATGGTATAGCAGACGCATCATTTGCACAAGCTGCTAATCAGAGTATAGAGACTTGGTTTGAAGCTCTTATGAATTCAGGTAAGCTTATTAAGAAGCCATTTGTATATATGCACGAGATGCCATTTACAATGGTTACTTGGTAGTTTATGAAAGGTAGTGCTGGTAGGGAAGGTTCTCATCTTAATACACATAATACTGCTGGTAAATATAGATTCTCAAGACTATTTAAGAAGCATGGTATAAAGATGATATTTGGTGGTCATAAGCATACTTATACATTAAGTAAGCCTATATATGATGCACCAGAGAATTATATTACATCTGAAAACAAGGTTAATCCAGCTATTGATATAATGGCAGACGTTGATGATACTTTATCAAGACGTCCAGTAATTCAGGTTACAAGACAATAGGATATTGACCCATCTAACAACTATGCAAGATATGAGCTTGTAGATACAATTACAGCTCCTACATACGTTATGTCTTAGGCTACTGGATATAAGCTTGTTTCTAACAAAGAACAGCCTTCTGGTGATGAGTATCTCATACCTTGGCTTATGTCTTACTTTAAAGCAGCATCTAATGCTACTACTCCTAACGAGAACAGGAAGCAGCATTATCCTATGTATATAAAGTATAAAGTTACAAACAACTCTGTAGTTGTTGAGGCTAAATAGATACATGGTGTGTGGGATGTTAATGAAGATAAGAACACTGCTAAGTGGGATCCAAACAAACAGATTCCTAACTTAACAACTGTTAGTATGACTTGTGAGCCTACTTCTGAAGCTGACAAACAAGCTTATAATATAACAAACACAGAAACGTATACAATAACTCTTTAATCTTTTAATAATGAATAACTTAAAGAAATTTAATACCGACCGTAGCAAATGGGAGATCTTAATGAGTAGCGATGCCAAAGGAGTGTCGCTAACAAATCCCAAGATGCTAAAAGCTAACGAATCGGTAATATCAGTAGATACTGCTATTGAAAGATTAAAAGATGATCTTTCTGTAGCACAAGGGAATATATCCTGGCTTGCACTTCATGGTGGAGGCGGATCTGGTGGCGGAGGAGGTACAGTGCCATCAGGTGAAGAATTATCAGTAACAATCAAGGTTAATAATAAAGAGTCTAATTCTACTATTAATATGGGAGAAGATGGCTTATAGGTTAACGTTGAAGGTATATCTGTTAAATATAACAAACCTTGGGAAATATCAGCCTATGTAGGTAGTACAAAGGTATATGCCACATCAGTAAATGCATCCAATAGTGTATTCTTTATACCTTATACAAGTATTGCTAAATCGTTGAATAACCATACTGGTAGACTTGTTATATCAGCATCTTATAATGATGATAGTAATGGCGTGTATGGACAAGGCCAATGGAGTGGTTCTGTTATTGATAATAATATTGTACTAAAATGTGAAGACGTTGCTGCTTCATTAACAACGCTTAATACATCATTTATCAAACTACAATATAGTGTTGGTACTATTGGTCAATATACATTAGATCTGACCATATAGGGCAATAGTAATACTATTTAGAAGTCTTATGACATAAGTGTAGCTTCTACAAATCAGCAGACTAATTCCATAGAGTTATCTGATCTATTTACAGAAGATACAAAGTGGATAGATGTATATACAGTAAAACAAACTCTTACAAATAAACAAGATTAGAATATTACTAAAACTATTAAATCTTCATTAACTCTTGTATCTAATAACATTATGATTTCAACTAATGTTATGAGTAAGGATTAGAATAATCCAGTAGAGGTTAATATGGATGGTAGTTTATATCTTGAGTTTACTCCATATGTATCACAGTTAACATCATTTAACTATGATATATTTATTGATGACACTCAAGTTAGATCTAATTAGCCTGGTATATTTGCACAAACGGTTAAAGATTATATATCTGTATCAAATAAAGAATTTGCTGTAAAAGATAAAGTATCTAAAGTAAGAGTTGTAGTTAAAGCTGGTGATAAAACAGCAGAAGCTATATACTATGTAAAGTTTATTAAGTCAAAGGTTAACTATATCAATGATACATTTAACATGTATAACAACTGTATCTTTGATATGACTGCAAGAAACTTTAATCAGGGTACATATGAATTCCCATATAGCAATACTTTATATAAGCTTAAATCAAAGGTAGCTAAGTCTAACATGTCAACAGTTAAGCAAAATGTTAGATCTGCTATTAGCGTTAAGGATACTGGAGAGTTCTATTACAGAGTAAGTAATGGAGCTACTGGTATTATAAACAAGTTTAAGCTTGATAATTCAGATTATAAGTTTGATGACTTATTATCATCTTTAGGTGATGTATATACTATATGCCTACACTATCATGCTGACTATCATCCAGATGATAATAGAACTATATTGTTCTCTGGTAATGTTTCTGTAGCTGATAATAACTTAGGTGATATTACAAACGGTATATCAATAGATGTACATGGTTTGTATATTGATAATCAAAGAGTTCTTGAACTTGAAGATAACATTGATAACGACATCGCTATAGTTTGTTATTCACAATTAGTTGATGGTAATATAGAATATATCGTTAAAGTATATCTTGATGGTGTAGTATCAGCTGTACGTAAACTGTCAACCAGAATAAAGATGGGTGATAGCTTATATGTAGGTTGTAGAAGATATGTCAAAGGTGGTAAGGAATATTTGATAAACAAGTGTGATACTAATATATATAGTATTAGAATTTACACAGAAGCTCTTAATGAGTTTGATATAATGTGCCAGCATATAAATAACATTATAGCTACAAACTATGTTAATAGTGCTCCTAACTACGGTAGAATTGATGCAGAGTTAAAGAAGAATTTCTGCTCAAGAGACGCTGATGGAAACATTAAGTCTTTACTATACAACCAAGACGCACAGCAGTATACTATAGACTTCTTGCTTGATTCTAATAATAGACTTGATGTAAATAAGCTTACTGAGAATGCAAAAGAAATTGGTGTTCCAATTATGCTTATTGACGTTAGTAATGATTCATCATGGTCATTCAATTCATTTGTTAAACAACAGTCATCTTCTTCTGTAACATTACCAGAGACAGAGAATAAGGTTGTTCAGTACTGGGATCCAATTGGTATTAGCAACGATGGTTCTAATACTGACAATTCTGTAAAGACTATTAAGAATGCTACTATAAGTCTACAGGGTACATCTACTCTTAAAGACTCAGTAAAGAACTTGAATATAACATTACCAACTGGTACTATATTTACTCCTAAGTCAACATGGATACCAGAATAGACATATACACTAAAAGCTGATATTGTAGATAGTTCTCATGCTAACAATGCTGCTATTGGTTCGTTCATAAATACAGAACTTGGTAAGAAAGATAATCCTTACTTCCCATTTGATCCTGCAGCGTTAAAGAACGTATATGATTCTCAGTATGTTAAAACACAGTAGCCTACAGCTACGCTTAAACATACAGTAGAAGGTTTCCCAGTATTTGTTATTATAAAGTTCTATACAGACGCTTAGAACACTTTATCTGTTACGCCGTTAGGCGTATACTCATTCAACATTGGTCGTGATGCTCATAGAAACTTAGGCTTTAAGTAGGTTAAGTCAATAAAGAATGCTACAGATCATAATCCAATTCAAGTTACAACATTCCCATTCTACGCTGATAATGTAGAAATAGATGAGACGTTTGATCAAGATAAATCAGCCTGGATTGAGATTAAAGATACTAACTCACTTGTTGGATTTGAAAGAATAACAAATAGTCTTCCAGAAGATCTTGATACAAGTAAGGGTGACTTCTGGCAGAATGATGATAATGTTCTAAATCAGAAGTATGAAGTTAGATTCCCAAGTGGTAAGAGAACTTCAGACTATCAAGGCTTTAAAGAGTTTGTTTCAAACATCATGAAACTTCCTATTGAGGGTTGTTATTCAAGTGATGTTAATGGAACTAACACAATTCCAATGATTTCTGGTTCTTATGATCAATATACTGTTGATTCAAGTGGTAACTATAGTAAGCTAAATAGAAAGCAATAGATTATAGTTGATCCTAATAGTATTAGTGATAATATGGGATTCAATGTAGATAGTGCTTTCAAATACTTTATTATATGTAATTACTTCGGCCTTGTAGATAACTTTGGCAAGAACTCTACATATAGAACATGGGATGGTTCTACGTTCTATGTAGACTTCTATGATCTTGATACTGCTAATGGTAGTGATAACCAAGGTGAGCTTAAGATTGATCCAGATGTATGGATTAAGTACATAACAAACAAAGCTACATCTGAGAATGCTACACAAGGTATGTAGTATGTAGCTGAAACATTTGATCATAGTAAAGGTCTATCTAAGACAACAGTATCTGCAAATACTAATAAACTGTGGCTTTCTCTTGATACTCCATTTACAAAAGCAAAGTGGAGAGATGGTCAAGATACAGTAAACTCAATATACGCTCAGTATTGGTATGAATTTAGAAGTTTCACTGAAGCATTAGCAAGCTCTAATGGTTATGATACATTTATGAATTACTTTACAGATAAGTACTTTGTAAAGCAAACAGAGCTTTGCGGATCTCTTATATTTAACTATGACTATAAGCTTAAGTACATGCTTTAGTTTACAAGTAATATTATTACAAATGCTAAGGATATTGTAAAGCTCCATGGTCGTAAAGTAGCTCATAATAGAACATGGCTTAAGAAACATGTTGTATTCTTAGATAGTTTGTTTAGATGGAGAGATATGTCTAAGAGGCAAGCATCTATGACATTTAAAAATAATACTGATGTTACAGTTAATGCTACTGTAGCTGGTACTTAGGTTGAAGCTTTACCAGTAACATCTAATTGTCCAGTTATATCAAGAATAGCCGTTGGCGATACTGTCCAAGCATTCTACTTCTTACCAAACAATACAAAGACTTATGTTAATGTTGGTAATATGCAGCAGGGTGGTCCTTATACTTGGACTATTAATAACTCTAATTCAATTATAGAGCTTGGAGATAAGCTTACTCCATTATACAATATGAAGATTAGCTCTATTGCTAAATCTATAAATGAGTTAAATATTGACCCACTTGGTTTGCCTGCTATACACACATTAGACATGCATAATAATAAGTACTTTAGTGGTCAGTTTAGTCTTGATGTATTTAGACAAGCAAATGTATCTGAGGTTAGAACTATAAACTTTGCAAATACAGCATGTGCTATTAGTGGTGATTCATTCTATCTTGATATAGAGTAGAATCCTGGTACTGCTAATGCAAGAACTAAGTTTACAAAGTTAACAGATATTAATATATCTGGAAGTAGTTGTATTACTAATATATTCATACCAACAAATGTACCTTTGCAGAGTCTTAATATCACAAATAGTAATATTATGGACTTAAGACTTATACATCAGCAATATCTTCCAGACTTAGATCTTTCAGGATGTAATAACTTAAGTTCTGTATATATAGAAGATTGTAATACTATTAAAGAACTTAATCTTACTGGATATGCAAACTTAAGAAGTGTAAAGATTACACATTGTGAAAACTTACAGAAACTTATAGTTGATAGTAATATCAATCTTGAGATTGTAGATATAGAGAACTGTCCTAATCTATCTGATGTTAAGATAGTAAACAATGCTTAGCTTGTTGGTGGTAGAGAAGATAACTTTGTTACATTATCAGATTTAAGTAGTTTAACAAACATTAATCTATCTGGTAACTATAACTTAAAGACTGCTAATATTACTAATTGTAACCAACAGAATGTACTTAAACTATATTTGAATAACACTTCTATTAGTAATTTCAATAATAGTTAGCTTCTTGATTTATCAGATTTTTCAAGCATACAGGAATTTAATATACAGTCAAACACTGGTGTTAAAGAAATTCAATTCTCTACAGATGCTAATAGACCTGCATATATAACTAATACTTTTGAGAAGTGTGAAAACTTATTAAGAGTATATGGTAATATAGTTGTTAAGTGTAACAAATGTTTTAGTGGATTATCTAAATTCTCTATACATGGAACTACAAGTACTGTTAACTTCCAAGGTAAGAATGTTTAGGCTATAGCTGATAATACACATGTTGTAAAACTTCCAAGTGAGATTATTACAAACAATGCTATACCTGATGATAACTTTGTTATGCCTATAAACGTATCAAACAAACAAACTAATATTACATTCCAAGATGTAGATAATGCATTGTCAATGTATGCTAGTACAGCATGTACTTTATTTGATATATATTACACAATGTAGAATTTAGGTTCACTTAAGAATCTTGATACAATGTTCTACTTTGTATAGAATGCCAAGTTCCAAAAAACAAGTCAAGCTGACAACTCTCCTAATAGATATATGTTTAAGCTTGCTAAAGGTATTACTTCTTTACATGATACATTTACTGGATGTTGGGGAAACAGCGCAATATTATATTCACCTCATTTTGTAGGAGACAACGTAACTGTAGATGATGGTTTGTTTAGCCCACTTGTAGATTCTCTTATTGATATTAGTGATATTTGGGCTGGACCAACAACTGGTGTATTTGATAGATTCTTATTTAGACATAGCTCTAAAGACTATAAGATAAATAAAGTTGAATACTTATTAAGTAGTACAAGTAATGTAATTGTAAACAATACAAATGCGCTTAATACATCTGATGTGTTTAATACAGCAGTAAAAGATAATCCTGATGAATCGTTTAAAGCTAATCCATCTCTATATGGTAATCTTAAAGACTTCTTTAAGAACTTAACAAGCCTTAGCAATATAAGTAGATTTGTAAATGCTAATTATATAGATTATGATACGATAAACATAACAACAAACGTTTCTGAAGTAGCTATATCGTTTACAGCTAAATATGGTCATGGTGTAATTGATTTTACAAGAATATTTAAGAACCCACAATATGTTACAAGAATAAACGGATTCTTATCTTCTTAGAAATTAAACGGTGGAGTTACATTTAATATAAACAATGACTCTTTCAAAGGATTTGTAAATCTTACATCAATAGATTGTATAGATAACAATTATAGTTAGACTACATTTGGTTCTGGTTGTAATAAAGTTGTTAGTGGCCAGTTCCCATATGATATATTTAAGAACTGTCCTAAGCTTTAGAATTGTTCTGGATTCTTTGCGTATACAACAATGCCTAATTAGATAAATGGTAACCATGTAGAACTCCCAGGTTCATTATTCTTAAACAACACAAAGCTTAATAATGTAACTGGATTGTTTAGAGATGTTAAGTTTACATATAAGCTAACATCTAATGGATTTGCTAACTGTCCTAACTTACAGTATGCTAATGGTATATTCTCAAACTCATCATACTCTGAAAGTAATCAGAGCTATATTCCATATAAGCTATTCTATCATGGTAGTAGAACTATAAGCAATACTTATTATGGTATACAAGATGGAACTCTAACTACAGATTCTGAATATAGAGATAATAAAAAAGTTATTATATATAATATAGTAAGAGAAGATGGTAGTGAAGTTAAGATGGAGAATACTAACAACGTTGTTAAGTGGTTTAGCAAGAATGCTGGTAATTGGGAAGAGGTAGCAAGCCCAGAAGGTGTTTTATACTTTAAACAAATTGTATCTACTGAAGCTCCAAACACATCAATCTTAGGTTTATAGAATGCATTTGCAAATAGTAGAATAGAGCCATATATAAATAATGATCCAGAGTTGATACACAATGAGAATTATAATCCATTTAAGTTTATATATAAAGGCGGAGTTATTTCTATTAATACAAGCTACGATAATATTGATGAAACTATAATGTGGTCTTATGATGGTGTAACTACTAAAGACAATAAGCATAATGGTGACTATGAGCATGATACTAATACTATATTAGTATCTATAGGACAAGGTAACAATGTTGTTAACGGAAGCTTAAACTTCTGTTGTGCTCCAGACTTGTTTAGATATTGTAATGGTAATTGTGATATTACAAGTATATTTAATAACTGCGGTCCACAATGGCCACATTACAACGAATCTGGTCTTAGAGGTAGAATACCAGATATATTATTACTTCCATTTAAGAACTTTAAGAAAGACTTGTCAAACATGTTTAATTCATGTTCAAGTTTAACAAGAGTTTCAAAGAGTAGTAGCAGTAGTGATGTATATGTAATACCACCACACTTCTTTGAATATGCTCCTAATATAACATCATTGAATGGTACGTTTGCATATACTTCTGTATATCCAAATCAGGTATTTACAGCATTTAACTATATATCAAACAATACACTTGGTAATATTAGTAGAGTATTTGCTATGGTTAAAGCGCCAGAAAGTACATCTGCAAATCCTGTAGTATTTAACTCTGTATTCCAGAAGTTTACAAACTTAACAGATATAAATAGTGCATTTGTTTAGAATTATGTAAATTATGCCAATTATGGATACTTTAAATTTATAGCAGTATTCCCATCTAATAGATATACGAGCGCTTCACAATATTCTAATAATTAGAGATTTAGCAATGTATTTAGTGGTTATAGTAGTGCTTATGTAGTACACGAGAATCCTAAGACATTGATTAATAATAATATAACAAATAATTATAAAACCGTATAATGGATGCGGGATTAAATTAATATAATAATATGAATACAGCAAAATTAGTTAATTCCGCACTTACTGGTGGCGGTTTAATATATCCAGAAAATCTTAATGTTATTATCGGTAGTGAGAATAAAGGTTATCCAAAAGGTTATGTGCTGGATGCTAATGCTACATTAAGCTTGGCTGGTCAAGCATCATAGGGGTCAGGTTCATAGACCCCTGGACAACAAGGCGGCAATTCAAGCAATATAAGCTCAAATCTTGATAAATATATAAAACCAAGTCAAGTTTTATACAGTGTTGATAATACTGAAAATAAATTCTATACAACACAGCTTAATATGTTGTCTGAAAAAGAAAATGGCTATTTGTCTATTGATTTATAGAGCAAAGAATATCCTTCAGATTTTTCACTTAATCATGTAAGCGGAGATGCAAACTTAAATCTTGGAAACATTAATGTTATTTTAGGTAAAAATAACCTTGCTATTGGATCTGGTTTATATTCAACAAATAATGCGTCTAATAACATTTTGTTAGGGTTTAGAATTGCTATATAGGTTAAGAAAAATCCTGGTGGCAAATTAAGACTATTAGTTAAAAAGGGTAGTATTATTGAATATTAGCTAAAAGAAGGTTTTTTGGGAATAATAGATAGATTTGCTATTAATATTAAAGATAGGAAACTTGTATTTGAAAAAATATTTGACACTGAAATTTTAACCAGAACATCTAATAATTTTACAAGAATAGACGATGATACAATAGAAATGAATAATCCTAACTTAGATAAGCTAAGTGAATGTTATTATGTAGTAGCAGTATCTGTTACATCTAATGGTAGAAGTAACATATTGGTAGGAAATGCAATTTTTAATGGAGGAAATAATTCTATACTTGTTGGAACAGCTTTAAAGAGTAATCCTTCATCAAATGATAAATATCCAAATAATTTTTAGTGTTTTGGATTAGGAAATAAAGTTTCTAATAGTTGTGAGTTTGCAAGTGGTGCTTATAATATAACAAATAATAAAACTGTAGGAAATTATCAATATAATACAGTATTTTCTATCGGCGCTGGATCTTTATCAAATGGCAACCTAAATGCTCTTGAATTAATTTCAAAGAAGAATACTGCAGATAACACTTCTATAAATGCATTATATGTAAATGGTATTGGTGGATATGATGGCACAAATGTTTCTGACGATAGCGCAAAATCATTACAATAGGTTATCTCTGATATAGAAACAGCAGTATCCCTAAATAGTAATGGCCCTTGGGATATTGATATAACATCAGAATTTGTTAATGGTAATGTTACTATTAAACCATTATCAATGTGGTCTATAAGCCAAAATGTAAAACGTGTTTATTTTACAGCAAATTTAAAACAAGGCGATGTAATCACTATTCCAAACACTCTTAGAATGTATATTGGTTGGAAGATTTCTGACAATAGATTCGGTATGGCAGATTGGAATACTGCTGGTAAGAAATATACAGTTACAACAGATAGTTACTATGTAATATTAATAGCTACTGAAAATGATAATCCTGGAGTTCAAACAAACAATTTGCCATCTTATGGAAGAGTAATGTTAAGAACGTCTAATCCAGAATTTAAACCTACACCTCAAACTGAAACTAAGAAAGACCACACTAACGACGATAAAGTTATGCGTGGTATAGCTCATCAGGGTTTCCATAAGTTAGAAAGAGCTAACTCATTAGCTGCGTTTAGAGCTGCTGCAAAAGAAGGTTGGAGATACGTTGAGACTGATACATACATGACTAAAGATGGTAAGTTTATAGTAAGTCACGATGATAATGTTCCTGTTGGTTATACAAATGGAACTACAACACTTACAGATACTTCGTATAAGTACGGAGATCACACACTTGCAGACATACTTGCATTCCATGGTCCAAATGGAGAAAAAGTTGATACTCTTGAAGAATTCTGCAAAACATGTAAAGAGTGTGGTTTACATCCATATATCGAAATAAAACAAGGAAATATGTGGTAGGGTAATACAATTGATACTGGTAATCCGTTATACAATAACAAACCATACTGTTTTAAACTACTTAATATTGTTAACAGATATGGATTAAAAGGTAATGCTACATTTATATCTTCAACTCCATATACGTTAAGACTTATGGCTGCAAAAGATTAGAGTTATAGATACGGTATTGTTTATTTTGATAAAATAGGAGGTTCATTCTCATAGTGGACTACATTATTAAGTAAGATAGATGAATTTAATAATGACGCAAATGCATCTAAAGCTTATTTATTTGTTGATGTAAATATAAACAACCTTAAAACTGCAGAAGCTAATTCTATAGAATGGTTAGTTTTAAAGAACTGCGCACTTGAAGTATGGACCGCTAAGACTAAAGAAGATCTTGATAATTTAGATCCATATGTAACTGGTGTTACAAGTGATAATATACATGCAGGTGAAATATTAGCTAAAAATATTTAATAATGTTTGATATACAAGGTGGTAAGATAAAACTTAGTACTTAGGATTTAGCAATACCTCCGTTTAAGGAGTATTATAATAATGCTGAAGATAAATCTTAGGCGCTAAAAGAGATTGAATATATTATTTGGCTATACAAATGGAATAGTCCATATGAGGCTTATCCAGAGAAAGAAAGACAGTCTGTTGTAGGCAAAGATATGTTCAATGATGATAAATATAAACCTACTGCCGAAATGATGATATTAGCAAAAAGGTTTCAGGAGTTTCAACAGACTCCTGGAACCAGACTGCTATCATCTTCATAGTCAGCAGCAGAGGGATTGATTGAGACTCTGAATTAGTATTCAGAAGGTAGTATGGATATAGACACGGCACTTAAAATCACACGAATCCTTAAAGATGTTAGTGGAGTAGTTAAATCTTTAGATATAGCTATGAAGCAAGCTAAAGCAGAACAGCTTGAATCTGGTAAGGTTAAAGGTGGTGGTGTTATCGGCCTATATGAAACAGTTAAATAATTATGGTTGACTTTAATAAGAAGATTTATAATAGTGATAAATTTAGATAGGCAGCTATATTCTTTAAAGAACATGGTACTTATACATTAGCTCCTCCAGGAACTACTGATTATATAAAGTACTGGGATGAAGAAACTAATAGATGTCTATATGGATATGTTGCTCCTGATGGTGATGCTATAAGTGGATATAATTACTTTTATCTTAACTATAGCCCAATTATGAAACTTAGTGAGGTTGAGTATACAGATAGATATGGTAATAAACGTACAAGACGTGAACGTATATTAGAGTTCCCAAACTTCTGGGATTATGACTACTATTACTTTAACGCCATAGAAGAAGCTGAGACTTAGGGTAAACACTTAGTTGTACTTAAGTCAAGACAGCGTGGATACTCATTTAAAGGAGCATCTATGTTAGTACGTAATTATGAGTTAATACCTGGATCTAAAAGTTTTGCTGTAGCTTCAGAATAGAAGTTCTTGATTGGTGATGGTCTTCTTACTAAAGCTTGGCAAATAATGGACTTTATAGATAAGAATACAGCTTGGTCAAAACAACGTCTTACAAGTACACGTATGGAACGTGTATCTGGTTTTAAGATTACAGATGAGTTTGGTAAATAGACTGAGCAAGGTTACTTATCAAGTATAACAGGTATCACACTTAAGAATGATCCTGAAAGACTTCGTGGTACTCGTGGTAAACTTGTACTATTTGAAGAGGGTGGTAAGTTCCCTAATCTTGAAACAGCGTGGCGAGTTGAACAGCCTGCTGTAGAAACTGACGATGGTGTAGCTTTTGGTCTTTTGATTGCTTTCGGCACAGGTGGTACTGAGGGCTGTGTTATGGCTGGTAGTAAAGTATATAGCTATGATGGAAGATTATTAAATATTGAAGATATACATATATCTGATGGTATAGCTTCATATAATGAACAGCAGTAGAATCCAGTATCTGAACAAATACAACATATAGGTGATCCTATTGATAAACAATGTGTACATATTGAAACGAAACAATATCGCAATTTAAACTGTAGTATAGATCATCCAATATATGCAAGTAATAGAGTTGATTCAAATGAATGTAGAATATGGGAATGGGTAGATGCTGGAGATTTAAAAGTTGGTGATCTTATTGCAGTATCTTAGAGTATTCCTAATTTTACAAATAATACAATGTTCGATCCATATTTAATAGGATTATTAATAGGTGATGGAACTTATAATGGTACACCTGTACTAACAAATTGTGACGAAGACGTATTATCATATGTTACAAATAAATATAAGTGTACAGATAGAAAAAAACAAACACCTACAAAAGATGGAAGAATGTTGAGAAGTATTTCAGTTTTAGGAATTAGAGACGAATTAAGAAATATTGGCATATATGGACAAACTAAATTAAATAAAAGATTGCCTGATTGTATTTTTTCGTCAAGAGAATCCGACTGCTGTGAATTGTTAGCAGGGTTAATTGATACTGACGGAAATATTACTATAAGAAAAGGAACTGGAAACAGAATGCCGTATACAGTTGTTTTAATTTCAACTATATGTTTAGAAATGGCGAAATAGATAAGGGATTTATATCAAAAATTAGGTATACATGCGTCTATTTAGAAAAAACAATAGAGAAATAGAAATAGAGAAATTAAAGATGTTAATCCATATTATAATGTAGAAGTTGTTGATAAAGATAGTTTAATATAGCTTTGTACTAAAATAAAACCAAAGATTAAATATAAAAGAGATAAATTGAATCAAATTTTAAATATTTGTACAAATAGAAAACGATGGAGAAAATAGAAATTTGAATATGAAACTATTTCTAACATAAAAGACTTAGGGTTATAGACTGTTTATAATATATAGGTTTCAAATACCCAAACGTATATCGTAAACGGAATTATTACACATAATTCGTCATTCGACGGTCTTAAGAATTTATTTTATAAGCCAGAAGCGTTCAACTGTTTATCATTTCCAAACATATGGGATGATGGTCAAGAGTAGACTAAATGTGGATTCTTTGTTCCGTCATGGTCTAATATGGAATCTACTGATGAGAATGGTAAGTAGAGATTCATGGATTAGTACGGAAATAGCCTTAGAGAAAAAGCTGTAGAAGAACTTATTGCTCAAAGAAACAAAGTAAAAGATGGTGGTGCATCTCAGACATCTATTGATAGATTTATATCAGAGCGTCCGTTAAAGCCGTAGGAGGCTGTATTGGAGCTTGGTAAAAACATCTTCCCAAGATAGTTGTTAATGAATCAATTAACACGTATTAGAACTAATGAGAAGCTACGAAATATGAAACATGTAGTAGACTTAGCTTGGGATGGAGAAGGGTAGGTTAAAGCTACTGAAAAGAAGTCTGGAGATATAACAACATATCATTTGAAGAAAGATGATAAACCACATGGTTCTATTGTGATATGGGAATATCCAATTAAAGATCCTCCATTTGGATTATACATAGGGGGGTGCGACCCGTACGCGTAATGTCAGCGGGTCTAAAATCGGGTAAAAACGGGAAACATCTCGAACAGACAATTCCGTGCTAATCATACTGATTGCGAAAGGCAGTATGACAGTGTAACGCATAGATGGTGAATAAATATAATCCATCCACGAACACCCGACACTTTTATAGTGATGATGTATGCTGGGCTATATGGGGACATATAGAAGTATAGATAAAAAACTATACGATAACACAACCGACGACCACGATGAATCTTTTACAAACTCTTTGGGATCAACATTTATATTTAAACGCGTTAAAGCTGGAGAAGCTTGGAACGATGTTATTGTAGCAGAATATTCAGGGCGACCTGATACTGCTGAAGAGTACTATGAAAATGTACGAAAGCTTTTAATCTTTTATAATGCAAGATTGTTATTTGAGAATGAACGTAAGGGTATTTATCCTTACTTTACAAATAAACATTGTGATTACCTATTAGCTGATTAGCCAGATAAGATAATCTCTGAAGTATTTAAAGATTCAAAAGTACAAAGAAGAAAAGGATGTCATATGACTAAGTCTATTAGGGCTTACGGAGAAGGATTAATACTTGAATGGCTTATGGATGAATTTGAGCCAGGACATCCTAATATAGAAAGAATATATAGCGAGCCTCTAATAGAAGAGCTTATAGAGAACGATGGCGTAAAGAACGTCGATAGAGTCATAGCATTATGTATGACTATGATGTATAGGGAAGAACTCTATTAGGTAAAGGTAGCTAAAAGTAAAGAAGAAAACAAATAGGTTGAACTCTTTGAAATGCCATTGTTTGGCCAATCTTGGTGGAATGATGAGTAGCAGCAAGACGATATACCTGTATATACATTTTAACAATGATAGGAGTAAAAGATAATTTATATAGCGCCGCATTTCCATAGCAGAAGCTCCCGCTAACTAAGAAAGACGAAAAGTGGTAGCATGACTGTGTGGATTATATAATAGGTGAAGGCAATGTTACTTCTGGCGGCGGTAGGCGTGATACGCAGCATGGCGAGATGTAGACCTATTACAACTTATATAACAGTATCTTTGACGAGAAAGACTTTAAACGTATAACAAATCCATTCAAGGTAGATGATGGTTTTCCTGCTACCCCTTAGGACTTTAATATTATTAGACCTAAGATTGATTTGCTTATAGGTGAAGAGACTAAAAGACCATTAAACTTTAGAGTTGTTCGCACATCTCAAGAAGCTGTATCAGAGCTACAAGATAAAGAGAAAGAAATGCTTATGTAGTACATGATGGCAGCTATACAATCTAAGATGGGTCCAGAAGAACAGCAACAGTTTTAGCAATAGTTATAGAGCGGTGAGATTATGCCGCCAGAAGCTATAGCTAAGTATATGGATAAAGAGTACAAAGATGTTGTAGAAAATACCGCTTATCATACACTTGAATATCTTAAAGAGAAACTCTCATTACACAATGAGTTTATAAAAGGTTGGAAAGATGGTTTGATTAGTGGAACTGAAGTATACTACGTAGGAGTTCAAAACGGAGAACCTTACGCAGAGCGCGTAAATCCTATGGACTTTGATTATGACAAATGTCCAGACTTGGAATTTATAGAAGATGGTTCTTGGTGTGTTCGTAAGATGAGATTACCAGTAGCTGAGATATATGATAGATATAATGATAAGATGGATGAGAAAGATCTTAATAGACTTAATGAAATCTTATCAGGAACGCCTATTGGTGATATGCCAGAGAAAGGACCAGTTGATGATTTTAATCATATAACAATGCGTATATATGATAAGGATGGTTTTTCATTTTAGAATAAACATTCTATCAATGTATGGCATGTGTGTTGGAAGTCTTTTAAGAAGATATTCTATGTAACCGTTTTAGATGAGGCAGGAGAGCCTCAAGTTACTATATGTGATGAAACATATAAACCTGTAGGAACAGAGGTTTCTATAGAGCCAGATTGGATTATAGAGGTATGGGAAGGATACAGAGCTGGTTCTGATTTATATTTTGGAATACAGCCACTTGAATACCAGCATGTAAGTATTGATAATCCAAATTCACAAAAGCTCCCTTATTGTGGTTGTGTTTATAGTGCAACGAACAGTAAGCCAAGGTCTTTAGTTAGCATACTAAAACCATTACAATATATGTATATTGTGCTGTGGTATCGGCTGGAGCTTGCAATAGCAAGAGACAAAGGAAAGGTAATTAATATGGATATTACTTAGATTCCTAAGTCTATGAATATTACACCTGATAGGTGGATGCATTATCTATCTTCTGTAGGTGTTAACTTTATCAACCCTTATGAAGAGGGCTGGAATGTACCTGGTCGTGAAGGTGGTAAGCCTGCTACATTTAATCAGATCACTTCTCTTGACTTAACAATGTCATAGGTTATATCAGAGTACATATAGCTAATGGATAAGATAGAATTATTAGCTGGTACTATATCTGGTATCACTTCATAGAGAGAAGGTGCTATTAGCACATCTGAACTTGTTGGTAATGTTGAGAGATCTGTAACCCAGTCATCTCACATTACAGAGCCTTTATTCTGGGTTCATAATCAGTGTAAGAGACACGTGATGACTATGCTTCTTAATACAGCAAAAGGAGCTTGGGAAGGTACTGGTAAACAGAAACTTTCATATGTATTTGATAATGGCGAAAGAGCTTTCTTAGATATAGCAAAGAAGTTCTACTATGAAGACATGGATGTATTTGTAAGTGACACTTCTAAAGATATAGAGAATATACAGAAGTTACAACAGCTTATTCAGCCAGCCATGCAAAATGGCGCAAGCTTACTCGAAGCAGCTGAGATTCTTACAAATGATAACTTCAATATACTTAAGCAGAAACTTAAGGACATGCAGACTCGTCAAGAGCAAATGCAGCAGCAACAGCAGCAAGCTGAAGCTCAGCAGCAGCAACAGCTACAACAGATGTAGAATGAAGCTAAACAGCAAGAGCTTATGCTTGAAGAAGCTAAGATGGATCTTGAGCGTTATAAGATTGATGCTGATAATCAGACTAAGATTGCAGTGGCTGAAATTAGTGCATATCGTGGTACTGAGGATAAGGATGCTAATATGAATGGCATACCTGATCCTATGGAGATTGCAAAGGATGCTACAGAGCAACGCAAGATTGATCAGGATGCTTATTTAAAGCGTTATGAGGCGCGTTAGAAGCGTGAGATAGAAGATGCTAAGATAAGCTTAGAAAAGAAGCGCATGGACCACGAAATGGCTTTACAGAAGCAAAAGGATGATGCTGCGCTTTAGAGAGAAAAGATTAAAGCTTCTACAGCTTTGAAGAATAGAGTAACTGGTGAAAAGTAATGCTTATGAAACCAATTAAACAACCAAGTAGCAAACAGCCTAATAAGTTTTAGGCGTTTGCTAATAAGCTTGGATCTCTTGTTTATAATGGTCTTGTTAAGAGAGGTTATACAAAGAGGTCTACATATGATAATGTTATGAGTTAGTTGGCTTTCGAGAGTACTTACGGAACAAGTCCACTTGCTATAAGAGCTCATAACTATGGCGGATATGGTTATAATGGTAAAGATTATAACGTATACAAGAATGACGAAGCTTTTATAGATGCTTATCTAAATGATATGGCTGGTAAGTATAAGAAAGCTTTGAATGCTGATACCGTTGCTGATTATGCAAAAGAGCTTAAACGTATCGGTTATTTTGAAGCTCCTCTTGATTAGTATACAAAGAATCTTGCTGGTATGTAGTCTGTTAGGAAAGCTGCAGCAGTACACTATGGTTAGCCTATAGTTCAACAGAAACCCAATTTAATGGCTGTGTAGCCGCCTAAAAGCGTTGTACCTTAGGAAACGGCTCAAACTATAGAAGAAAGGGCTTAGAACGCATTTAAATAGCCTGTATTGCCTCCAGTTGGTAGAGGTCCAGAACCAGAAGTAGAAGTTCCACAAAAACAAGGTAGCCCTTTTGTTTTTCAGCACTCAATTGATTTGCCTCCAATAGAGCAAACTATGGGTGCGTTATTAAACGATTAGCCGCTTGTTAATACTCCTGGATTTAAGAATGGAAAAGATTCTGATTATTATTCATATATGGATAAACTTGCATAGCGTATGTCAAGAGAATGGAATATGTCAGAAGATTAGGCATTAACTTAGATGCTAAATGATAATACTTATAATTATAGAGCATTTTATAATAATAATAGAAAAATGGCTATTAAAAGTTTATCAGATCCATCTGGAACTCATTTTAATGACGTTGGTAAGACTATGTATCATCCAACATTTAGTAATGAATCTATATACTCTGGAAAAGTTTCTGATTATAATCCCTTAGGATTAATTGGAGGATAGTGGGTTGGAGATAATAAATACATTCCAAGTACTGATTAGTTAAATAGATATTTTAACTATAATAGAACAAGATCGTATATGAATAATAATGGCGATCGTGGTGTTAAAATTATAATGCCAAAACATATAAAATAATACGCAGTTATGCGAAAATAATATTTAATTATTAATTAATAATTATGAAGGAAAACAAAGATAATAAACCATCAGCACTTGATACAATGCTTGATAGTATTTATGGTAATGGAGGTGAAACTTCAGAAACCACAGATGTAACAAACATGGGAAGACAAGATAGTGTTGTTGAGGTAGAAGATGATAATAAAACTCCAGATAAGCCAGCAGGTGATTCTGAGGATGTAAAAGATGGGGATGATTTAACCGTCGGTAATGATAACACGGAAATCCCTGAACATATTTTAAATAACTCTAAAGAAGAGAAAGAAACTAATGATAATCAAGATGATGATAACACTACTAATGATAACGATAGTGGTGATACTGATCCTTCTGTTGAAGATGTAACAGAAGCTCAGTAGGTTTCTGCTCTATTTGACGCCGTTGGCGAATCTTTAGGGTGGAATATGGCGGATTTTAAAGAAGAAGATAAACCTGTTACTGTTGAAGAGTTTACTCAGTATCTTGGTAAAGTTGTAGAGCATAACTCTGTTCCACAGTATGCTGATGAACGTATTGCTCAGCTTGACGAATATGTTAAGAATGGCGGTAAGTTTGAGGACTTTTATCAGAAACAACAGGATACATTATCTTTTGAAAACTTAGATCTGGAGAACGAGGATAACCAAAAGACTGTAATTAGAGAATTACTTAAACATAATGGTTATTCAGATGAGTAGATTAATAATAAGATTAGTAGATACGAAGACGCTGATATGCTTTATGATGAATCAGAGGATGCACTTGAACGATTGAAGGTTATTCGTGAGAATGAGATTGAAGAGAATCGTAAGCAGCAAGAGGAATACGCTAAGCAACAGGAGGAGCAGAATAGGCAGTTCTTCCAGAGTGTTCAGAATGATATTAATAACCTGAATACAATTAGAGGTATTTCTATTCCAAAGGAAGACAGAGCTGCGTTATACGAGTATATCTTCAAGGTTGATCAAGATGGCGTATCACAGTATCAGAGAGACTTTAATAAGAATCTCTCAAAGAACCTAATCGAATCTGCATACTTTACAATGAAAGGTGATTCTTTAGTATCTGGAGCTAAGAGAGATGGTGAAACATCCGCTGCAGAAAAACTTAGAAAAATACTTAGGAACACTTCAAAGAATCACAGCACATATAATACACAACAGAAACAGAAGAGTGCTGCTGAGTTAGTAAGTGGTCTATTTTAAGATAAATTAAATTATATAATAACTTATGAATAATACTTTACTTAATGGTCTACAGTTGTACAGAGGTAAGAGATTCTCTGATCTTGTAGACGAAAACATGATTTCTAATGCTTTGCTTACAAAGCCTCATGAGGTTGCTGGTATCTTGTCTCTTGTATTCGGTACAAAGGATGATGGTGTTTCAACTACTATTGATATGATTACTGGTGGTCTTGGTAAGACTATGACTATCGAGAATCGCGAATATGAGTGGGCTGTTCAGATTGATCAGGATCACGCTGTTAATATTCGTTACGCTAAGCATAACGGTCAGGTAATTGATGCAGGTAATGCAGCACAGATTACTGCTGGTATTGGTAACTCTCCAATCTACCTTGGTCTTGAAGAGCGCTACTTCGGTCCTGGTGCAATCTTGTCATTTGACAACTATCGTTTCCAGGTTCGTATTTCTGGTACTCCATATCAGGATGGTAGTGCTTGGGTTTATGAGTGCTACGTAGCAGACGCTGGTTCTGGTGCATATATTCCAGGTGAGTATCTTCTCCCAGGTCGTCAGGTAAGTCGTATCGGTTCTGCATACGAAGAGTATTCAGATGAGGCTGATATTCTGAACTATCAGACTCCATTCAAGATGAAGAATAACTTGATGACAATGCGTCTTTCTTACGATATTACTGGTGATGCTTACTCTACAGTATTGGCTATCGCTTTGACAGATCCTGAGACAGGTAAGAAGTCTTACCTCTGGTCTGACTACCAGTATTGGTTGGCTCTTCGTGAGTGGAAGAAGCGTGAGGAGTATCAGTTGCTATTTGCTAAGTCTAACCGTAACGCTGATGGTACATACTCTAATAAGGGTACAAACGGACGTCCTAAACTATTAAAAATTATCAGTTTAATAAAATGGGCACATAAGAAGTAATTCTTATGCGTTTAAGTTTTCTAATTGCTGGGAACTCTAAATATAATTATAATTAAGTTTATATAAATGTAATATGAGTACAAATACAAATAGACAATCAGCAGCTAAGCTTGATATAATTCTAAAGCCATTTCCAATATATTTAGACGGCTATGAATCTAAATACAAAGTTACAAATGATGGAAGAATATGGTCAGAGTATTTAAATGGATACTTAAAACCATATTATTCAAAAGGTGGATACATGAGAGTTAAAGTTAACTTTGGTGAAAAAAATAAGAAATTCATGGTTCATAGATTGGTGGCAATGGCGTTTATACCAAATAACGATGTTAATAAAACACAAGTTGATCATATAGATAGTAATAGAGTTAACAATAACGTTAATAATCTAAGATGGGTAACACCTAAAGAGAATACACAACATTCTATAAAACTTGGTAAAAGAAATTGGTATAAATATAAATTCATAAATCCAAAAACTGGAGAAGTGTTGGAATTTAGTAATTCTGTAAAGGCTTGCAAATATTTTGGAGCTAATTTATATAATTCAACACTTACTATTAAAGCTAATACTGGAACACCAGTAAGCAGTGGCGTTTTTGAAGGTTGGATTATAGAAAGAGAATTATTCAAGAAAGTTCAACGACCATCCTCGGCGGAGGAGTAGGGTAAAGCTACCCGAAATGGAAACAGTCCTAATTGTGATAAATATCCACAATGGACTTTGATATGGTCTGATCTACATAGAAATATGTAGCTGGAAGAATATGCTGGGAAAATAAATTTCTTCCGATTTAGAAGTAGCGATTCTAAATGAACACAAATGGTTGCTATATCTGCAGGTTTGTTCGAGCAGATTAGCCCAGCTAACACACGTTACTACACAACTCTTACAACTGAGTTGCTCGAGGATTATCTCTTCGATCTTTGCTACAACATGCTTGGTACAAACGAGCGTAAGTTTGTTGCTTTGACTGGTGAGATGGGTATACGTGAGTTCGATCGTCTCTTGAAGGAGAAGGTAGCTAAAATGCAGTTGATCGACACTAAGTTCATCACTGGTAATGGTCAGGAGTTGACTCTTGGTGG